GGAAACCCAGCCATGCTGATTGATCCAAATGCTAGATGTCCCAAATGTCGCGACCTGCTACGCTACACTGACACGCGCGGCTGGGTGTGCTGGCGCTGTGATCAGCCGCAATGACGCAGGACGCAGAGCGCATCGTGCCGCGCCATTCTATTTAACCGGCTGTTAGCAGATTGTATTGGTAGATTACTTCGGCCAGACAAGGTAAGCCCCACCCAAAGCAAGTGGAGCTACCGATGTACAAGCTGGGTCGGCATCCCCGGTCATACGATCCGCGCATCCCGCACCTCTCGGCGCTGATGTGCGGTCGCGATCTGCCCCCTCCGCCGCCTTCGGTGGACTACAGCCGTGGTATGCCGGCGCACATCGGTATGATGCTGAACGATCAGCTCGGGGACTGTACCTGCGCTGCGCCTGGCCACGCCGTTCAGGTGTGGAGCAGCAACGCACAAAAGCGCATGGTCACGCCGACTGATCAGGAAATCCTTGGTCTTTACGAGAAAATCTGCGGCTACGATCCGAATCAAACCCAGCCGGACGGCAGCAATCCGACCGACCAGGGCGGCAACATGCAGGTGGTCCAGAACTACCTGATGAAGAACGGCATCCCGCTGTCCGGCGGCGGCACGACAAAAGTTCTGCTCTGGGTCGAAGTCGATATCCGCAATAAACAGGACGTGATGCGGATCATCGATGAATGCGGCGTCTGCAATATCGGTTTCAACGTGCCGCAGTACATCCTGCCCGATGACGGTTCGCCGCCGCCGCGGCAATGGATCATCAATCCTAGCGCCGACAACAGCATCATCGGCGGCCATGACGTGGTGTTGGTCGGCTACGACCAGAACATGATCACGCTCGCCTCATGGGGCAGCTGGTATCAGATGAGCTGGGATTTCTTTCAGAAATTCACTGACGAAGCCTACGGTATTGCCTGCCAGATGTGGGTCGACAGGACCGGCAAGACGCCCGCCGGGCTGACCGTCCAGCAGATGGAAACGCTGATGCGCGCGGTGCAAGCCCCTTAAGGCAGAATCGGAGGCACGTATCGCCCAGTCGCGATAAGTGCCAGCATGGAGACGAACTGCGTCACGTCTCCCATCGCGTCCAGATAGAGGGCAGAGCAGCCCAGCTTGACGGTTGGTGGCACAGCGGCGAGGCCACCGGCCGTCAGGCCCTTGTACACGTCTCTGGTCTGCTGGAAAGCGCTGAAGGCTCCGGCTGGCGCCGCAATAGGCGCCCCGTGCTGCTCCTGCATCGTCATGACCCAGTTTGCCAGCGGCGGGTAACACGCTGCCGCCAGAACGTCGCCGTGCGCGCCGGCATCGGCAGCCGCCGCGTTGAGATCAGCGATCGTGACAGATGCCAGCTTTGCCAGGGAGTCGTTGAGGCTGGCGTTGGACTGAGCGGCGCAGCCGGCCAGCAGCAGCACAAGAAGTGCTGCCGCGGGTTTCACGCCGAGGGCGGGGCCGTGTGGTCCCGAACGCTCGCGTGCACGAGCGCGTAAGCCACCAGGCCGACCATAGCGTCAGCCGTGGCGTTGCCTGTGGTCAGCTGCGAGAGGGCTGCGCCGATCGCGCCCGCGCAGACCCCGAGCGCGTGGATCGTGCTCGGCTGGCGCAGCCACGCCTCGAACTTGGTCATTTGCCTTCCTTCGGGTTAACCGGTGTCGGTGCACTCGGCGCCGCAGTCGGCTTCTCCTTGTCGGCTTCGGCCGCACGCTTGATCAGCTGCGCTCTCTCGCGTGCATCAGCGTTGATCTGCGCGCGCAGGTTGGTCACCAGTTGCAGAAGATCGACGTTGGTCGCCTCGGCTGCGGCAACCTTATCCTCGAGATTTGCCTGCTGCGCATGCGCCGCAAAAGGCGCGGCCAGAAGGGCGACCAGTACCAAACGCTTCATTCAGTGGCTCCTAAAGGGACGATCAAGCATCCCAAGAATGATGAATGGACGCCCAGTCGTAGAGGCGACCGGCGTGTCCCATGCACTAAAACCAGCCGGCGTTGCAACCGCAAAAGGCCCAGCCGTGTTGAGAACAGCGACTGCTCCCGGCTCGCCATTCTGGTAGGCGATGAAGCACGGACAGTTCAGGCCGGACGTGCTGAGACCGCCTGTGCCGGTTGCAGGATTGGCTGTCGGGCTGTTGTTCCAGGTGCTTCCCAGAGCGCGCATCCGCGTGCTGGTGACCCAGAACAGTTCGGCGCCAAAGTCCTCGCAGATCGTAACCTTCGCACCGTTCGCATCGCCCGTTCCGGTGCTGGCCTGCGACAAGATGTTTATGAAGAAGATGCCGAGAGCATTGTTGTTTCCGAGGTCGAAGTTGGGATCGAAGCCGATGCCGTTCGTGTCGGAACCAAGCCCATTGCCGTTGGCCAGAGCGTAGCTGGCATTTGCCAGCCCCACGTCCCAGTCATTCGATATCGTGGAGGCGGTTATCTCGAAGCAGACCTTGCCAGCGGAATAGCTGGTGGTCGACCGCACCGCAGCGGGAACGCCACCGCCAGTGCCGGCGGCACTGGTCGCTGTCAGGTTGTTATTGCTGAGCGTGATGGTAAGCGAATCGTTCGGGTTCCACGTTGTTGCCACCGGGGAAATCGACGGCACAAAGAGCATCTGGCCGAAGTAGTTCTGCTGCCCAGTCTTGGTTGTGCTGTCAGCGTTCAGCGTCCCGTTGGGGTTGGATGTCAGGTTGCCCCAGGCATACCAGTTGGTCGACATCGGCTGGTTGCGTCCCGCAAAGGTCGGGCCGTTGGCGGCCAGGCCGTTCACGTATAGGACAAAGGTGTTCATGAACGCCTGATCGTCAGCGAGATTGCCGTTCGTGCCGTCGCACGAGCAGCCAGTTTCTATGAACATGACAGGTGCAGTGTTGTTCTTCTCGATGAAGCCGAAAAAGGTATTCCAGGCGGTTATCGCGCTCGCTCCGCTGTCTGGCGACACGCTGGTCACGTTGGTCGGATAGAGGTCGACGCCGTACGCCACCTTGGTCGCTACCGGGCCAGCGCCGCCACCGACTGGGGAGGCCGCCACTGCCGACAGGTCCATCATACCGCTGCCGGTCGATAGCGGCTGTCCGTTTAACAGAGTCGCGGTCCTATTGATTGGCCCCGGAACGAACTCGATCACACCCGGATTGACCACTGCAACGTCGTTGCCGACCTCCTGCGCGATGCAGAGCCAATCGGTGTCGCCGTTGCCACAGTTCCAGCAGATCGCAGCGTTGGTGCCCCCGCTGTTGGGATTGGGCTGGCCGGTGTAGGTGCCAGAGACGATCGGCTCGTGGTGGATCTGGTAGCCTATGACAGTCGAATTATTGGCGTATCGCTGCAGCAGCGATACCGTGTTTTGCAGAAACTGCAGATAGGTGACGTTGCCGCCGTCGTTACAGCCGTCGTCATTCCCTGAGTCGCCGCCGCTATCATAGGGCAGGCCGTTTGCCTGGCGCGACCAGCACGGACTGGTCGGAGAGACCGGGATCTCGTTGCCGCGGTGCGAAAGGATGACCTTCAGATTGTTGGCGCTGGCGTTGGCCACGCACACGTCGATCTGCGCGAAGGTATTGCAGCCGTTCGGTGGAGAGGGCGCAGTCAGGTACTTGTCGCGCCAGTCGATGACCACGCAGTTGAACTGGCCTTGCTGACGGATCGCCGCCATCGTCCCGTCGTTGGGAGCGCCGAGGAACTGGGTGCAGGCGAAGCGCTGCGGGTTATTCGAGCCGTCGAGAAACTGGTTGCCGCTGACCGTGAAATAGCCCGAGCTGAGTATCGCGCCGGTTGGCGTTGTCGGAAACGGGCCGAATGCCTGGGAGTTAAAGCCGCTGCTGAATGGGGCAGCGGCGCCGATCAGAACGGCGAGCAGCAGAAAGAGCAGCGCTGTGAGCGATCTCATCCGGCATCGCTCACGGGAACGACCGATGATAATTCACCTGTACCACCGCTGAGAACGGCGTGCCGGCCACGCTCGATGTGACCAGCGTAACATGACCTCCCGACGCCACTGTGTTGGCGGCGGTACATGTCGCCGTCGTATCGGTGGCCGACGAGACAGTGATGTTGGAGCATCCGGTGACGGGCGAGCCATTCACCTGTGCGGTGACAACGAACGACGGCGCATTGGTGCCGCCCGTATGGTAAGTGATCGAGTCGATTGTGCCACTGGCCCACGGCCATGTCTCTTGCGGGACTGGGGCAGTATCATTTGTCACGGTGACATTGGCAGGCCACCAGAGTGTGGCGGTCTGGATAGCGGTGCCCATGCTCAACGTGCTGCCGGTAAGGGTTAGCGGAGCCGTCGCCGATAGCGTGCCCCCACTTGCACCGACCAAACATGTGGCGCAACCGATGGCGCCCGTGCCGCTGTTGAAGGTGATCGGCGAAGTGCCGCTGAAGCTGGTCAGCGACGCGAACGGGCCAAGCGTGAAGCCGTTAAAGCGGCCGAACATGCCCTGCGTCGTGCACCAGATGCTGCCGTTGGTCGGTGATGTCGGAGCAGTGCCCTGCGGGCAGAAGATGTTGGCGCCACCCGTGGTGGAGGCCGCAGTCGTCAGCGGGCCGGTCAGCGTTGCCGAAGCCATCGTTGCCAGGCCGGTGGTGACCGGGCTGCTGAGCGTGGCGGATGGAATGGTCAAACCGGCCGGCAGTGTGGTCGAGAGGGATGGAATGGCTGTGCCGTTGGTCGACAACACCGCGTTGTTCACCTGCGCCAAGCAAGTGACAGACGTTCCGGCTGTCGAGTAGTAGGCAATGGCTGGTGCGCTGACGCAGTTGCCGACTGTGCCGCCGCCGCCTGAACCGCCGCCTGGCGGAACACCGCCGTCGATCGCGGTGCCGCTGGCTGATGCGACAATGGCGTTGCCGGCGGTGAATGTGCCGGTGGCAGTCAGCAGCCGCGAGCCGTTGCCCTGGCCGGCTACCGTACCCCCGAGAAAGACCGACTGGCCGGCGACGTTGATCTGGAGCGTGGATGGATTCGACAGCTGAACCCATGTGCCGTTGTCGTTGACATAGGAGAAGCAGCCAGTGCCGGCGCCGTTTGCCTCGCTGCCGTTGCGGCAGTCTGGCGACCACGCGAACGATCCCTGTGCGGCGCTGCCGGGCAGAGAACCTGTGTTGATCGGATCAAACACCGTGACGCCGCCAAAGGTCGTGGTGGCCGCATTTGGCGCAATCTGGAAGCTGTTGCCGGCGCTGCTGATGGACGGTGCGGTGACCGCGCCAGTGACGATGAGCGTGCCGCCGACTGTGCTGTTGCCCGAGGCGGCAAGTGTGCCGGTGAGGGTCGTGCTGCCGGCGCTTAGCGTGCCGCTGATCGAGGTGTTGCCGGTGATGGTGGTGGCGTGAAGCGTGCTGGCGCCGGATACGGAGAGGCTGGAGTTGAGCGTGGCCACGCCGCCGACAGTCAACGTGCCATTCAGGTTCGCGTTGCCGCTTGCCGAGAGTGAGGCGACGCTGGCCGGCACGCCGGCCGACATGATCTGGCTGATGGAGAAGTTGACCGTCTGATTGGACCGTGACGGGCCGGTGGCCTGCTGTCCAAGGATGATATCGGTCGGCTGCAGATTGTTGCCATTCTGCTGGCACGCGACCGCGTTCGGCGCGGTCGTGAGACAGGCGGGCTGGGCGTGGCCCGACACCACCGAAAGAGCCAAGAGGATAGCATTGATCAGGAGAGCGATCAGATAGCGTCCAGGCATGCGCAGCACTCGGCCAGTGTGTGTGCGCTCTCAGACGCTGAAAGCTGAAGAACCTATAGCAATATTGTGAGGGCGTGCCATAGGAAGATGACCCAGAGCACCCAGCGGATCACGGCGAAACCTGCCGCTGGTAACGCTCCATAACCTCCGGCGGAGCGGTGCGCTGAAAGTTTTGGAGCGCTCGCCTCGACGGTTGCGGATTGATGGTCTGCCGCAGGTAGTATCGCTGAAGGCCGGGCGGAACGCCGAGCTTGGTCATATCGGCCACCGCGCCCTCTGTGTCCCCTGCCCTGATCTTCTCTCGGACGCCAGGCAGAGCATGCTGAATGGCATACTTCTGCCGCTCGTCCTGCGCATGAATCTCGCCTGCCGCTGGGCCGCCAGGATAGCCTTGGCTGACCTGTGCCAATCCAGTCAGTGGGGCGAGCACTTTCGCCGCTGAGATGCCGGGATCGGCTTGCGTTGGCTTCCCCTGGATGTGCTGCTGGTACATCTCATGCAGTCCTTGCAGCGTCGATGTCGGTCCCAGGTTCTCGCCGATGTGCTTCACGATCGCACCGGCCGTGTCGACGTAATCGCCGATCGTCCGCGGGTTCGGCGGCAGCAGCTCACGGCCCAGACTATCGTGGCCCATGATCAATTCGATGATCGGCCGCACCAGCGGCGACGCCTTGTTCATCAGCATGGTGCCAGGCTTGGCGAACCAGCCCATGAACTCCTCGCCCACCTTGCCCGGCGGCAGCCGCAGGTAGACACCGCGGCCAGTGGAGTCGGTGCCGGCGTAAACGCGGTCTTGCTTGCCCGGCTCGTTCCAGTGCTGCGGCAGCACTCCAAAGATCGATAGCGGGTTGGAGCCGGCATGCGCGACGGCTGATGTGGCTTCGTCGTACCACTGGTTGAACACGTCCTGCGCGGCTTGCGGCAGGCCGGACGTTTGCGATTGGCGCATCACCTGTAGACCAGCCTGCAGCAGCGCGTTCGCCGAATAGAACAGGCCAACATCCATGGCGAAGGCGGTCAGCGCCTTGCGGCGGAGCGCAGACTGCGCCGACTTCGCTGCCTCCGGCCCAGCCATCTGCTCGATGCGGGCGCGGATCTGCGATGGCGCGCCGTTGAACATGTCCTTCATCACGCCGAGGTTGCCGAGCGTGAAGGACCGCGAGAACAGCAGCAGGTTCGCCATCATGTTGGCTTCGCGGCTCAGATGCTCCGGCGGCAATGCGCCCGCGTAACGGTTCGCGAGGTGCGCCGCCATCGTGCCGGCCACGTCAGGCTCGAAGCCCTTGGCAATGAACTTGGACCGCATGCCGTCGTAGAGACCGACCTGGAGATTGAACACCTGATCCCAGAGCAGCCGCTGGTGCATCTGGTCCCAGGCGTGCGGTATCGCCATGATGGTGCGCCGCAGCGCGCTCTCTACCGGCGGCTCGCGCGCCTGGTCGGCAATCGAGGCTACGTCGACCCAGCCGCGCCGGCCGAGCGGCGAGAGGCCGTCGCGCACTGCCTGTTCCATGTAGCTGCGATCACCACGCAAGCGGCCACCATCGCGTATTACCTGCAGCGTCAGCACACGCATCGGCATGACCGGCAGTGACCGGCCCAGTTCCACGGCAAGGTGGATGAGCGGCGAATACATGATCGCGGACATGATGCCGCTTTTGAGGTTCTGCGCCGCGCGATACCACTCCGGCGACTTCTTGCTGAGTACCGCTTTCAGCGGCCCCTCGAACTCCTTGGCGACGTGCAGCGCCTGCCAGCCGGTGCCGGTCCAGCGACGGAACGACGGATGGTCAGCCATGGTGAAGTAGTCGCCTGGATTGAGCAGGCCGGGGATGTCGCCGCGCACCATCAGGTTGACGCCGGTTTGCTTGCCGACTTCATCGATCCGGTTCATCAAATCGGTGCCGACGATCGCCCGTTCCGAAAATGCCAGCCGCGCCGGCAGCGAGCGAATGTCGCGGAGCAGTTGCGCCCCCTCGCCCAGCTTGGCTCGCGCTGCGGCTTCGGTCTCCTCCGGCGTCAGATGCTCGCGGCTCATCGGGCCGGCGGTGGTCAGGTTCGCGCCGCGGCCATCGATGCCGATGCTCGCGGTGGGACCTCCGCTGCCTGGCCGCTGAAAGCCGTTCTCCTCAGACCACATCAGGATCTGCCGCGGCATGTAATAGGGCAGCCCCTGCGCTTGCGGCGCGACCATGCCGCGCTCCTGCATCCGCCGCCACACATCCTGCGAGATGGCGTCCAGCGAGTCGATGACCTGGCGCTGGCGTTCGTTCAGCCCGGCCAGTCCCGTGCCGCCGCTGTCGAACTCGGCGCGTGCCGCGTCCCGCATCTCAGGCGGCATCTGGCGCAGCTGCTGCTCAAACACCGACTGCGCGTCGAGCGCGCGGCCCATCGCATCGCGTTCCTGGCGAGGGAACGCACCCTCGATTTCCTTGTCAATTTCGCCAAATCGATAGTTGATTTGGCGCAATCCATTGGCGAAATCGGCCGCAAACGCCTGAGAACGTTTCGTGCCCGACTGCATCGGTGCAACGCCATCGGCGATCGTCTTGGCCAGTGCGCGCGAACTGTCGCGCAGCCGCGTCAGTGCCGGCGCCAGCGGGCCGAACGCCCGGCGCCATGCCTCTGGATCAACCAACGCTCCGGGGAAGCTATACAGCGTCCCCTGCCCTGTCGTGTCTGGCGCGAACAGCCCTTCGTTCGCGGGCTTCTGCGGTGCTTCAGATTGCAGTGCGCCGCGGCCCTGCGCGTCTCGTGCGGCCTGTGCCTGGACGGCTGACGCCTCCATGCCGGGCATGCCGATCTGGTTCGGGTCGTTGCGGATGGTCGGTTCGGCGCCGGCCTTGGCGCGTGGTTCGGCTATTTGTCGCCCGAGGAGGTCAGCCGCAGGCGTCTTGCCGTTGGCACGGTCCCATATCTCAGACCATTGTGGATTGCGCTCGTTGCCGAATCGTTCGGCCATCCATTGGTGCATTGCGTCGCGCACCTTTTCGCCGCCCCGATTGGCTGTCGGATAGCGCATCGTCCAGTCGTAATCACCGTTGTGAGCAGTCTGTTCAATGAATCCAGACTTGCCGCGGCCTAGGTTGAAGTAGACCCTCTGCTTGCCGCCTTGCTCCCACGGCCTTGCGATTCCCGCTTCTGCGCTGACCGCTTCGCCGCGTCCTGCATCCCCAGCAGCACGTCCGCGTGGTCCTTCAGCTTCTTGGCCGACACCTTCAGGTGGTGCGGCAGGTGCGGGTCGTTCAGCACCTTCACCGCGTTGCTGCGCTGCTGCAGGATGTGTCTCCTCGCGATGCTCACGCTCTAAATCCTCCAGCGTCCGCGCCTGCGACTGGCCGTAGAACTCTCGCGCGTTCCACGGTGACGGCGCAAGTCCTGCTTCCGGCTCCGGCTTGTGCTCTCGCGCGCCACGATCCAGTTCGCGCTGCGCGTCGAGGAAGCCTGCTTCCTGCTCCGCGATCTCGCGCGCCCGGTCTTCGGTCGATAGCCGGTCGTGCAGCTCGTCGTAGAACTGATCGCGCGTCTTGCCGCGCGTCTCGATCTCGTGCGTCGTGGCGAGGCGATCGACTTCCTCATTGCGCCCGACCGCTTCCTGGTAGTCCTGCACGCGATCGAAGTCTTGCTGGCTGTACCGCTTGGTGCCGGTGTGGTCATCGCGGATGGCGTCGAGCAGCGCGTTTGTGTCGGGCCGGGAGGCATCGGGTAGATAGCCGGCCTGCCACGCTGCGTGCGCCGCGTCGTCCAGTGTGGCGCCGCGCTTGTTGTTGATCAGGCCGGGGCGCCCTTTGCTGCCGCCGAGAATGGCGTTCAGATCGCCGCCTTCATCCTTGATGCCGCCGTTCTGCTTCAGCCATTCCACTAGCCGCATCGGCTCGCGCGGCAGCTTCTCGAATGGCGTCGGCTCACCGCGGCGCGGTGGTGGAGCTGGTGGCGTCGGTGGCGTCTCCTCTGGCGCCTGCCCTTCGCGTATCTGCTTGTTTAGGTTGCCGAGATATTCGCCAGCTGGCAGCACATCGTATTTCGACTTGTCGATGGCGTCGGCCGTCTGCTTCTCGAATGTCTCGAGAACAGGCTGGCCTGTCTCCTTACTGACCGCGACCCAGCTTCCGGCCGGTCGGTTTGTTGCCTTGTCGACTTCAGGAGCCGGCGCATTTGCCGCTTCCTCCGCCTTCGATAGCTCCGCCTCCTTCGCGCTGACTTCCGCCAGGCGCTGGCGCACGTCGGGCGGTGTAGGTGGTGGCGTCTCCATGCGCGCGGCTGGCAACGGCGGCTCTGTTGCCGGTGTGCCTGCGGGTGATGGCGGAGGTTGCTGCATCGGCGCGGCTGGCGTGTCTGTCGCCGCCTGCTTCTTCAGCGCCTCGATCGCCGATCCAGCGGGCGCCTCCGGTGCCGGCGCGGCTTGCTGGTGCAGTTCGTCCAGCGCTGCCTGCTCCGGCGTTTGCGCGCGAGCGCGCGCTTCGCTTGCAACCGCATCAAGCGTTGGGGTAGCAGAACGCTGCGGTAGCGTCTGCGCCGTAGCCTGTGGCTCCGGTCTTACTCCGGGCGGAGACACCGGAGCCGCAGGCGCCTCATGCATCCGCATTCCACCGCCCATCAGTTCCGGTGCCAATGCACCGGAGCCGGCCATCTCCATCACTTGTCCGACAGTCTTCGCTGCGCCCTCGCCCGCGTATCGCTTCGTCGCCTCGATCGCTGCTTCCGACAGCCCGGCCCAGCCGGCATTCATCGCCGCCATCGGCACGATCGGCTGCGTCAGCCCACTCATGCCGTGCTGCGACAACCATTGACCGGTGCCCGACTGCGGATTAACCAGCGGTGGCGTTGAGGCATATGCCTTACGCATCGCCTCTTGGATTTCTGACGTGTCCGCTGGCGCTTGCGACTGCGGAATATCGGCAGCCTCCGCTTCGGGCGACGAAAGCACCTTCGCCAGATCAGCGCCGTTGCCGACTTGGATCTGCGGCTGCGCAGTGCCCTCGTCCCTCTCCGCCATCGGCAGCTGCTTCACCGCCTCTGCGTTCGTCAGCGGTCGGCCTTCGTCTTGCTGCTGGAACAGCGCCCACGGCCCAGTCTGTTGCGGCTGCTTCTGAAACTGCGTCCACGGCCCAGAAGGCGGCGGTGCTTCGGCGGCCTTCCGCTGCTGATAGTCCTGGCTGACGTGCTGGACGTACTGTGCGGTCTTCGGCCCCCACTCCTGCGTGTTCGGGCCACCGTGATAACCAGCGACTGCCAGCCGATCGTCACCCAGTTCGCCCGACAGCACCTTGAGGTACTTTGCGGTGCCGTAGATCGACTGCCGTGCGTTGAACGGGTCGGTCATTCCAACGGAGCGCGCGGTGCTAGGCAGGAACTGGCCGCGGCCCAGCGCCCCGGCCGGCGACACGGCCATATCGTTGCCGCGGCTTTCTACGCTGTGGACGGATCGCAGCAGATCGGGATCGACACCGTTCTGCTTACCCGCATCGTCGTAGAAGCGGTCGAGGTCGCCGCCCTGAAACTCTGTCCAGGGGCCGGCCATCTACTGTTGCGGCGCCCAGTTCGCCTGGTTGCCTGGGTCGCCTCCCTTGAAGACGTAGCCTTGGAGAATGTCGCCCGGCTTGGGGATCGGCGGCGGTGCGGCGGCAGATGGCTGAGACGCCGGCTGAGACGATGGTGGCAGTTGCACTTGGGACTGCACATTGCTCTGGGACTTTGTCGCCATCTCGATGGCTTTGTCCCATTTGATCCCTGGATTTGCGTTGATGATATTGCCAGCGCTCCGCAGTACTTGGCCGCTGGCTCCCTGGATCATCCCCTGAGTCTTTAGATCCTTGGTCTGAGCAAGCGCCTGCTTCTTCATCTCGAGCAGCGCGTTCTGATTCGCCGTCGACTGGTCAAGCCGCTGGGTCGTCGCTGAGTTGACGCCAGGATGGAATATCGGCTCGCCGCCAGTCTTCGGCATGTAGTACATGCCGGGGATGTGGTCGCCGTTCTCGCCGCTTCCGTAGCCCGGCACCCAGCGCCCCTGCTGCACTGCCAGTGCATCTTTAGCGGTCTTCTCGCCAAACTCGTCTTGATGCAGCGCAAGATTGCCACGACCGATATCCAGCTGCCCCTGGTGGATAGGCATCATCTGCTGGAACTGGCCTTCCTGTGCCTTCCAGTGCTCCTGCTCAGCTGACAGATGCTTGTCCTGCTGCTGCAGTTGCTGCTTGTGGTAATCAGCCTCGTTCGCCAGCCGGATTGCCGCCTGCCGTTCGGTCTCTGCCTGATGCCGTTCGTAGGCGTTTTCGCGCTGTTCTTTGCTTGCCGCCTGCAATCCCTGTAGCGCACCGCGGCCAATGTTGACGCCAGCGTTCGGCGAGTTGCCGCCCATGATGCCGAGACCAGCGTACAGCAACGCACGCGACCAGTCGCGACCATCAGATGGCGGAGCAACTGGTGCACCCATGCCGCCCATCGGAGGAGGGGGCCCGTCGTCGCCCATGCCAGGCACACCGCCATCGTCCAATCCGACACGGCCACCGCTGGCCTGCTGGCCGCCAAAGCTGGCAGGCGCACCGATGCCCGGCCAATTGCCTGCGTTGAAGGCATTCAGATAGTCGCCGTACGGACCAGTCGCGAGCGGCATGCCTGTAGGAAGCGCAAAGCCATAGGGTGACATCATGCCCTCGGTTGCGACTGCTGGTCCCGGCGGCTGCGCAGCTGGCGCCGGAGAGGCTGAAGGTGGAGCGGATGCTGCAGGGGCGGGTGCTGGCGGCGGGCGCGCCGACGCGGCGGTGCTCGATAGATAGTCGCTCAGTCCTTGCGGCGTTCCGGCGGTCGGCGCCCCCATGCCACCACCACCGTTCGACAGCACTGGCACTTGGGGCGATCCGGCATAGGAGCCTGGCTTGAGCGTGACAGAAACCGGAGCCGAACCGCCTGCGGCGCGGCGCGGGATGTGACCGCCACGTTTGGCAAACGCCGCAATAGTGCCGACGATCTTGATAACGTCACTAATGGCTTGCGCAGCCTCTTGGCCACCGCCGCCGCCGCCGGTCGTGGTAGAAGTCGAACCGTAATTCTTCAGCACGTTCATCCCACCGTGCGACACTGATCCTTGAGGGACGATGCTCATGCTGACATCGGGCACGTTGGGCATGCCTTGCGGCAGCGCAATCGGCTGACCCATGCCACCGCCAAAGGCACGATGTGGAATGGAGCCGCCACGAGCAGCGAACGCTCCCGCATCGACTACGCCAGCGCCGGCATCGAAAGCTCCTGTGTCGACTACGCCAGCGCCGCCCCCTGCGCCGGTCAGCCACCCGCTGTTGCCAAAGGCACCTGTCTGGCCCAGCAGTCCCGCCGTAGCCAGCGCCCCGCCGGCAACCTGTGAGCCGACGCTTGGTCCTGGCACAGTCGTTGTGCCGGTGCCGCCCGCGTTGGCACCCAGCCCCTCCGCAATGTTCGATTCCCAGCCAGCCGTCTGAAACGGCCACGATTGCTGAGCGATGAACTGCTCGTACGGAATGTTCAGCGATTGCTGCGCCTGCTGTTGCTCGAGGCCACCCACGCCGAGCAGCGCATTCGCGCCAGTCAGTGTCGAGTTGAGCGCTTCGTTGCCGAGGTTCGCCATGCCGTAGCCAGCCTGGCTGTTGAGCCATGCATTCGCCTCATTGGCGCCGAGGCTCATCTGCCCCTGCTGGCCAAGCATGTTGGCGATGTTGTTGTAGATGCCGGCGTTCATCTGCGATCCCTGCAAGCCAAGCCCGGCCTGCTGCATCGCGGCATTGGCAGCATTCTGATACAGGTTGCTTGCCAATCCTTGGCCCTGAAGCTGCGCCTGCTGGTTCGAGAGCTGCGCTTGCTGCTGCTGCTGCGCGGTCTGCACTGCCTGGCCGTAACCTTGGCTTTCCAGCCCGGCGATAACCGGCGCCTGCGCCAGCTGCTGCTGATTGGCCAGCGATGACTGCGCCAGCGCCTCACGATCGCCGCCATAAGCTCCCGCCGATACGGCGTTGCCGGCCAGTTGGTTCGCCTGCTGCGCGTTCTGGTTGTTGAACTGTGCCTGCGTCGCACCGACAACCTGGTTCAGATACGGGTTGAGGTACTGGTTGATCTGCGACGAACCGAGCTGCTGGAATGGCGATACCGTTCCCAGCGCCTGCTGCGCGATGCCCTGTTCTTTGTTCAGGTTCTGATTGGCAGGCGTGAAGAATTGGTTGAGCAGGTTCGGATTGTTTTGCGCAATGCCGGCCTCCTGCTGTGCCCACCAGTCCTGCGCATTCTGATACGGCTGCAGCGTAGGCTGCAGCGGTGCCGTCGCGTTGTTTATGTACTGAGCGGCGCTGTTAATGTACGGCGACGCGACGCCTTGTGCGCTCTCGATGTTGCTGATGGCGCCTAGCTGATCGGGCGATAGTCCCGCCTGAAGGTTGCCGGTGTATTGCTGAAACGGCTGCGCGGCAAGGTTCTGAGCGTTCTGAACCGCATGGGTATAGGCGTCCATGAACTGCTGCGGAGGCGCATTGTTCTGGACGGTCGTGTTACTGCCGCTTGATCCCTTGCCCATCCGTCGCGTTCTCCACACACAGTTCGCCAATGACGAAGCTGGCGCCGACGCGACGCGCGTAACGGCTATACAAGCGCTCCTTGCCCTCCCGCTCTTTCAGGGTCTCGATCGTGAGGACAACAGGCACCCCGTTGGCTTCATACCAGAAACGACAGAACTGCAACAACCGGAAGGCGTGCCGGCTGCGGCGATGGGCAGGATGCACATAGAGAAAGCGATCAACGTATAACCAGTAGTTCGAATACCAGTGGGTCATGGCATCCAGGTAAACCGCCGCCTCGATCCGGCCCGGCCCATCGATCAAGCCAATGACAGCCGGCGGATCAGACGACCGCCAGCATGCGCGCTTCAGGAGATCGATGACCTTGGCCGGCGCCAGCGGGAAAAGGCCATTATCGGCCGCAGCGACCCAACAAAAATCGCAGAGCCGGTCCAGGTCGGACGGTTGGGCGAGCCGGACCCTGTCAGGCAGCTTCAACGCTTTGCCCGCGCGGCTTGAACGTGCCGGCTGCGCCGAGCGCAAAATAGGCGCCGACCTGGGGGAAGTTGCGGCCGTACATGTTCAGCTTCGGCCCGAGGCTTTCGAGCGTCAGCACGTCCCACCGCATGATGATCCGATGGCCGGCGGCGGCTTCCGCCGTCTCATGCGTCCACTTGGCGAAGTTTGCCAGGCGCCGGCTGTAATGCGCCCGCGGATGGTCGGGCACCGCGGCAATGTCCTGCGGCAACGTGCGCGCGTGCGGCGCCAGGCCGAACCACACCACCGAGATATACGGCTCGTCCGACACTTCGGACTGAGCGAAAGTCATGCCAATGCTGGCGTCGATCACGCCGGCCGCGCCGTCGATGATGCCGGCGATGGCGCCGGCTTGGCGCTGGCAGCACTTTTCGATCAGCGTCCGAATCTTCGGTTCGGAAAGTGCCAGCACTTCGCTCTCGGCGAGGATCTGCGGTACGAGGGTCAGGAGACCGGGAATGTCCGCGTCGGTGGCGCGACGTACGCCGTGCGGGTTGTTCATTGTTTGCTGCCAACCGGTGGTTCGAGTCCTTTCAATTCCTTGATGTGCCGCTTCCGCAGCTCCATGGTGAACAGGTCCATGACGCGGTGTGCGCTTTTCAAATCATTCCTTCCTGTGAACTGCATCACTTGCTCTGGTGTCATTGAGTATTCGCCGTGGCTCAGTGCGACTTTGGTTGTTGGCTGCTCGCCCTGCTGCACTCCGCCGCCCTTGGCTTGATACTCGCGTGGCGGAGCCGGCGGACGCGGTGGCCCGTGACCGGCGCGACCATGGGGCTGCGCAATGCCGTGCGGACCACTTCCCAGCATGGCGTTGATCACACGAGCGCCCATGAGGCTGTTGCCCTCGCCCAGCCCGGCAATCTCCTCCGCCGGCAGGATATAGCTATCCGACAGCGCCGTGCCCTTGAGCGCATCGGCACGGCCGGCGGTAGCGCCATGCAGGTAGCCGGTCATTGGTCCCGCGTCAGCACCGCGCGCTTCCGATCGCGTCCACCACGGCTCAGCCTGCGACAAACCCATGCCGAGCATCCCACCACCCATGTCGCGGTGTGCAACCGGGCCACCAGCCGCCTGGCCCATGGCCGGTGCTTGCTGCTGCGGAACCGCCTGCTGCACTTGTGGCACCATATGCTTCTGCATCAGCGCCCGCTTGACCATCTTCCCCTGCGGAGAATTGCCCATCACCATGGCCATTTCCTGCAGCTTCTCGGTCGGCATCTGCGCGTAACGTTGCAGCGTCTGCGCTATCATCGGCGAGGCCGTGGATGCCGATGGCGTTATGCCGCCCAGTGCCGGCGGATTGAGCGCGACGGAGCCGGCAGTCGGATCGATCATCCCACCACCATCGTAGCCGATCGGGCCACCCATGCCGCGGCTCTCGCGATGCTTGAACAGCTTGCACCAGCCCTGCGAACTGACTTCGCCCGCCACCACCTCGCAGCTATGCGGCGCGCGGAAGTGCGAGCAGATCCCGCAGTGGGCACTCGGCATACCGTGGCCGTACTGTACCTCGGGCGAATCTTTGCTGTGCTTGATGGCGCCGCCGTCCGCGTGATGCTGCGCCCACTTGTTCGCGATGGCGATGCTTTCGCCTTCATCGACACCAGATTTTAACACCGCGTTAGCAATATGTGCTGCGTGCTCAGCTTTCGCGCCGTGCAGTGCGTGGTTGTGCTTTTGAAAGGACTGCCCAGACCACGGCATCAGTGTTTCGCCCTTCGCTTCTTCGGCGCCGGCTTCTCCTCCGCCGGCCGGAACTCGTTCGGACTCATGTTGGAGATGAAGTACCGATCGTCCACCACTTCCCAGATATCTATGCCGTGCTCCCGCCGCCGCCGCGCGCCGGGCCGGTCGCCCTTGCGATAGGTGTGGCTCCTCGACATTGGCGTGGAGTCAAGTTCGACAATCACGCGGTCCCGATCCACGACCTGGACCACCACTGCCTGCATGATCTCACCCGGCAAATGAACGGTTAAATACTGATCAATATTGGGACGGACGAGGCCACGAGCCGATGTAAAGCGAGGCAGGACGGGCATTGCGTTCCTGTAGCAAAATGCGCCGCTTCACCACAAGAACGCTGGTTGTGCAACGATGGCGCGCGTCGGCGGTGCTGTCACTGTCGGAACAAAGCCGGTGAACGACACCGAGCCAACACCGGGCGCGACAGCCACGTTGTAAAGCGGCGTCGGCGCGAGGCCAGTGAAGGTGATCGACCCGACGCCAGGAAGCAGGCTTTCATCCGCAGATGGAGCCTGCCCCGTGAAGACGACTGATCCGACACCTGGGGATAGCATCTCATCGAGGCTTGGCGCCAAGCCAGTGAATATGATCGAGCCAGCATCTGGGAATAGGCTCGATACGGTGGCGGAGTAGTCGCGCAGCGGATGCGGAATGAGCGGTCGCGGGCCACGACCCAGCTGACGCGGAAGTCTCGACGCTACCGCTTCAGCGAAAAGCGACGGAGCGTTGCCGGTAAAGACGATCGCGCCGACACCAGGCAGAAGCGCTTCGTTTACTGACGGCGCCAGCCCGGTGAACAGCACCGATCCGGCGCCGGGCAACAGCGCTTCATCTGCGGATGGCGCCTGCCCTGAAAACAAGATCGAGCCAGCACCGGGCAACAGGCTTTCGTCGGCTGACGGAGCATTGCCGGTGAAAAGGATCGAGCCGGCGCCGGGAGCTAAACTTTCACCGACCGAAGGAGCCAGGCCAGTGAAGACGATCGATCCAGCGCCAGGCTGTACAGCTTCGTTTGCTGATGGCGCCTGTCCTGTGAACAGGATCGAGCCAACGCCGGGAAGCAGACTTTCATCGGCTGAAGGAGCCAGGCCGGTAAAGACAATCGAGCCAACGTCCGGTGCGACCGTTATGTTACTGGCTGGCGTAGAATAATCGCGGATTGGCCGCGGTGTGATGCGCTTGCCACCGATCCGACCTGGGCGCCTGATCAGCTTAGGATTGTCGCCATAGACTGACGGCAGTACCAGCGGCGCACCTTGCGTGAGAACGGTGAAGCCGCCGTTCATCACGCCCACAGTATAGGTGCCGTTCCACGAGGCCGGAATGTTCGTCAGGATTTGCGCCTGAGTGATCCCGCCGCCGAAGATTATCCGGTCTGGATCAGACCCAGGATAGGTGATCTTGATGAGACCATAGCCGCCCCGAACAGCGGACTGCCCGCCGGCCGAAGATCCGCCTCCACCACCCGGAGTACCACCAATACCACCCGTGGTGCCTCCGTTTGCCCCAGGTGGAGTGCCACCACCACCACCGCCTCCATTGTCGAAGTCGTCACCGCCGTTGCCGCCAGCTCCGCCACTGGAACCAGCGCCAGCCCCGCCCGAACCATTTCCACCAGGCGCACCAGCACCCGCGCCGCCCGTGCCGCCTGTGCCCGCAAAGCCATTGCCGCCATTGCCGCCGTTGCCGCTGACAGGAGAATCCTGCCCAACAGCGCCGCCGCCATTACCCCCACCGCCCCCACCTCCCGTGTTGGGGGCGGCACCACCCAGCTTACCTGCGCCGTTTGGGCCAGCCGCCCCAGCGCCGCCAGCGTTCCCTACCGGCGCGCTCGTTTGTTGACCTGCGCCAGCAAAGGTCGAGTCACCGACCTGAGTCGTTCCCGAGAGACCGCCAGCAGCAAGGACAGTTGCAGTGCTAGAGAACCAAGTATTGCCGCCAGCCTGTGATGCCGTTACGCCCGGAGCGCCAAGGTTAAAACTGACCCCGACACCTAGAGTTAGGCTAAGTGAATTCTTCCGCGCCCATCCCGCGCTGCCGCCACCAGTCCCCCCTACGCCGCCTGCGGGACCGGCGCCGAAACAGTCAACAGTGGCGGTGGCCGTTGAGGGCGGCGTAAAAGTCCCGGCGCCAGCGCCGACAATGTAGATCGTGGTCACAGAGCGCGGCCCTCTGGCCGGACGCCGCTTACATCAGAGCGAGGCCGGCTGACTCCAGCAGGAAAGCATGAACCGTCATGCTGCCGGTCGCGACCGTCTGCGTGAAGAACATATCGAACGTGTTGCTCGCAGTCAGGTCCACGTTGCCACCCACTGCCGGCGCGCTGCCAGGACCGCCAGACACCGACGAAATGAACTCGCCATTGCCCCCCGTGGTGACTGATGGAGAACCAACGACAGCGACCGTCGTAAAGTCCGAGAAGCCAATGAAGTTCCCTGATGAGCCACTTGCGCGACAAGTCAAGTTGATCACGAGGCGCCAGGGCACAGTCGTTTGCGCCGTCGTGTTCAGGTTCATTGGGCCGGAGTCGAAGACCACAGTGCTGCCGAGCCGGATGTCGAAGCGAGCCGTTCCAGGCGTGGTCACCACACACGAGATGCGCCCATGCGCAGTAATGCGGAACACCGATCCCACCTGGATCGAGTTTGGCGGAAACGTCAGCTTCGCCGTGACGGGAAGGCAGGTTGCCGCGGAGGCGGCAGTCAGCGTAGGGCCGTCTGCAGTGGCGATTGCAAGCGGTGCAAGATAACCGGAAGCCATGTTCTCGCTCCTACGGAGAGTGTGTGATGGTGAAGATGCCGGAGGCGTTCATGGTGACAGTCAGCGTGCCGCCCGCTCCGGTGATTGATGAGCCGCCGCCAAGGTCCGAGTAACACAGCAGCAAATCGCCAGAGACGAGACCGCCACCAGCGCGCCGCACGATGACGCCATACCTGAACGGACCAGCGGTGAACGAACTCCACGCCGGATTGGCGGAGGTGAACGTCACCGTGGCCGTCGTTAGCGTATCGGTCTCGCTGGCCAGCGTTATGCCGCCCACCGTGTAGCCACCGGCCGTCGTCAGCTCATTGGCGCTGACGTTCGAGTAGGTCGTGTCCGTGTTCGGCGCTGGCGTGTAGGAGTTTGTAACGAGGATGATATTATAGTTGTCGGTCGACAGGTTGAAGCTGCCCTTGGATATCCCAAGGACCGCATTCGAGTAGACAGTCCATGCTCCGGCGGCCATTCGTCAGTTCCTCATAGCCAATAGGGTTATGCAGCCATCGGCGAGCGTTGCGTCCTGCGTCGGCGCAACACGTTGCAACACGTCTCCCGCAATCAGCGTTCCGCCAGCACCAGCTAGCACACAGCTGCTGTGTGACGCTGGCGTGATCGTGACGGTGCCGAGCTGCGTCAGCACGCCGCTCGATATGCGGTTGAAGGTGAAGACGGCGTTCGCGGTCGCCTGCGTCGCGTCGTAGACCACCGCGCCGGTCAGTCCGGCCGGGAGGGAAATCGCGAACGGCAAGACCAGGTGCATCAGTTCGCCACTGCCCGGCTTGCCCTGGAACGGGAAAGCGATCGGCAGCTGCTGCACTTCGGCCGGCAGCTGGGAATAGGCAATATTGCCGGCGACCGTTGCGCCACGCAGGGCCTGCTCCAGCGCGGCGAGGAGCCGGTTGCCTTCCGTCTGCTGCGCGACAATCTGGCCGAGGTTGATGTTGCTGCCGGACATCAGAAGCCCCGCCCGTCAGCCGCGATGCGATAGCGGATGCGGCCGATCCGGTTGAATGTCCCGAGATCGTTGCCCTCGACCTGTATCGCCATCTGCCGCCCGCGGCCGGCGAACAACGGAATGAAGGCGTTGGCCTGGCTCCAGCTGAACGGGCCGACCGTCGTGTAGCTATCGCTGGGCAGATTGCGGAACAGCAGAGAAATCTGGATCGTCGGGTTGTTCAGCGTGATGAAATCCGGCAGCAGCCAGTCAACGAACTGGATATCCTCGCCGTCGCCGATGAAGAAATCGGCGGTGCGGTAGGACCACGATATCGGCACACCGTTCGCGTCGTAGCCAATCTCGTGCTGCTGCAGCAGGCCGGAAGGATCGGCGCCGACCGGCGTGTTCGGCGACGGCCCGCTTTGCACGTTCTCGAGCAGCCAAGCCGTCCGCTGCAGCTGCGGGGTTATGCTGAAGTCCCACGCCCGATCCACGTAGTTGAACTTGACGCTCCCCTTCGTCACCGATCCCGCGACGTAGAACGAGGAGGATTGCGATAGCGGGAAATGCAGCTCGAACTCGTTATTGGTCGGGCTGCCGCCCATGACGAACAGGCCGGGCTGAGAGAGGTCCCAGTTCTGATAGAGAATGTCCCAGACTTCGCAGTCGACCGGCGTTGGAGCGCCGCCGCCCATGCTCATCTCAAAGAAGCCATGCGGCGATACCCAGAACACCATCTGGCCGATGACCGAGAAAGCGCGCGTTCCGATCAGACCGCAGCCGTACTGCGCGATCGGCTGGAAGCCGAAGACGAATGGCAGTCCCTGATAGGTCATCAGGAAAACGCCTTCGTCCGTCCACAGTATTGCGGCGAGACCAGCAGCCAGGCCGCCGACCAGCTTGTTCCCCTGCGGGATGGTGTAGGAGCCGGCCTGATTGCTTACGGTCGGCGTCCAGTCGGTGAAATCGCCCGCGTTCGACCAGCGCACCAGCAACGGCTGCTGCGTTCCGAGCACTTCGGCCCCCAGCGCCACCACGATGCGCGCCTCGGACAAGACAAAGACAGCGGTGTTGTAAAGCGGCGCGCTGCCGGACACGACCACTGCCGGCGCGATGTCAGGTGGCGTCCACTGGTAAATGCCGCCATTCGTCGGGCTGGCGATCAGCACCTGGCCAAAGTTATCCAGCGACCACTGACGAGCAGGAGTGACAGCGATTCCGCCGCCGGATGACACGCCGTAGAGACCGGACCCGTACAGCCCGGTACCATAGCCGACGAGCACGGTATCCTGCGCAACACTCGTCGGTATCAGATATTCAATCCGCGCATTGCCGCCGTTCACCGCGACCGTCGTGGTCGCATTCGCCGTCGTGGCCGCCGCGATCGTGAAGCTGTTGGCGTCCGGCGCCGTCAGCACACTGTAGGGGCCGCTTACTGTCAGGCCGGCGAAGGTGGTTGAGACGGTGGCGTTATAGACGCCGCCGACGTTCAGCCCATGGTTCGCCAGCGCCACGGTGACGGTCGGTTGGCCGTTCTGGCTGGTATAGGTCGGAACAGCACCGCCATTCGCCACGCTGGCGGTTGCCGGCGTGCCCACATCGAACGAGAACTGATTGGCCCCCGGCTCGCCGCTGACCAGCTGGTAACCGAAAACGATCAGCCCGCCGACCGCAACCGGCACCCCGATATAAACCCAGTCGCCAATCGACGGTGCGGCGCCAGGATCAAGAACAGTGACCACCGACGAGCCGGCGGTAGTTGAAAACGCAACGACTGGATTGGTCGTTGCCGAGAGTGGCGTGATGTCTGACAGGACGCCACCCGTCAGGATCTCCAGCCGCTGCTCGGTGCCAGCCGCCAGGTAGATATTGCTTTCGAGGTCGCTGAAAGCGTGCAGGCCGGAGCACGTGCCGATGAGCGGTGTGCTGGTCATCTGCTGCCAGCCGCCGCGCTTCTCCGGCAAGCCATTCCTGAACCTGATCAGGTTCGACAGCGTCAGCTGAGCCTGATCCAGCGTAGGTGTGTGCTGGGTGTCAATGCCAGGCTTCAGGATCAGCGATCGGAACGGCACCGCTCCAGCTCCCGTAAGCGTCGGCGTAGTGACTGCAGCTCAGCCACCAGCAGCGGCACCAGTTTTGAGTTATCCATTTGCCACGGCTTGCCGCGGCTGCCCTTCGTCACAGCCCACGGAAAGACGCGATGAACCTGCTGCGCGAAGAAGCCGGGCTGCGAGTCAGCATCCGGTGCGTCCTTCCAGCGAAACCAGCGCGGCTTGAGCCGATCGATCATGCGACCGGGATCGTCAATGGCGCCATCATCGAGCTTCAGCGTTGCGTCTGAGGTCGTATTGTAGCTTGTCGAGGGGCCGGCACCGGCCGTTATGCTTCCTGCGACCGCGCCCTGGAACTGCCAAATGGCGTGAAAGCAACTGGTGTTCACGATGTTGCTGATAAAGGACGTGTAATTATGTGCCGGAACCGGCAAAGAGTTTACGGTGACACCAGCCTTGCCGCTGGTATTCGCTTCCAGCGCCACGGTGCAATCTTGCCCAGAAGCGTTGCCATTGACGGTAATGCTCCCGTTGCTATCGATGCCGACCAGCGTCCGAGTATTCGTGTTGTTGACCAATTGCCAGCCGGCATTTCCCGCATTGGTCAGCGTAACAATGTTCGCCGCGCTCAGATTTAGAACGTTTCGCTGAGCGTTGAGCGAGTCCGCCATCGTAATGTTGACGTTGTTCGGCAGGCTGATCGTGCTGTCGAAGGCGACCGGCCCCGAGATGGTAGGAGCGGTCAGCGCTCCGGTCAGTGTCGTGGTGCCCGTGACGGCCAGGTTGCCTGCCGCTGTCAGGTTGCCGGATGCTGAGACATTGGCTGCCGTGAGGTTGCCGACCGACAAACTGCCGAGGCCGAGTGCGAGGCCGCTGACATTGGTGGCGCCATCGGTCCAGTAGAGATACCAGAAGCTGTCCGGCGGCAGTGTCATCGTCGTGCCGGCACCGGCCGAGAGCACCACGTTCTGACCGCCCGTCGTGACGTTCCGCGCGTATCCCCACTTCTGCACGTTCGGCACCGTCACGGTGCACGCGCCGGTCAGTGCTCCGGTGTAGCTCTGCATGCGCTCGCGCGCCTGATCCGGCTGGCCGGAGTTGGCCGAGAGCGTGAAGTTGGTCAGCCCGGCGATGTTGACCTGGGCCAGTCCGTCCAGCGCAGAGTCAACGAGAACCATGTTCTCGCTGTTCGGCGTGCCCCAGTTGTCCCGTGTGCCAGGATCGCCCTGCAGCAGATCATTGAGGCGGTTGGAGGCGGTAAAGGTTGTGGCCATCTATCGTCGTGCCGCTATTGAAGGTGGAGGCGCTGGCATGGGCATGTCAGGCGCCAGCCCACGGCGCCGCATTTCTTCGGCACGGGCCGGTGCCAGTTCCTTTTGGAACACCGCTTCCCAACTCATCGCCTGGCCGCTTTCGTCAGACTGGGCGCCATAGTTCCGATTCAGTGCGCCGGCCAGGAACATGCAGATGCCGGCCTGCAGCAGATCGGGATACTGCTGCGAGAGATACGTGCTTGGATTGCTCGCGCTGATCGGCGCCGGCTGGTACAGCCCGCCGGCCTTGACCTGGTAGACAGCATCCGGCGTCGGGGCGATGGCTACAGTGCGATCGCTGACCAGCGCCCAGTACCGGCCATATTGCGAGGTCAGGGACGGCGTGAGCGTCGCACCTTCCACCGGCCAGTAGCGGTCGATGAAGTCGAGCGTCACGCGATCGAATGGCACCATCGTCCCGGCCGGCAGGACCGATGATGTTGGTACGACCAGCCGGATCTGCTCGAGCGTCACCAGCGGCAACGTCGTCGCCGAGAGGTTGATCAGTCGGCTGCCGGCGGTGGTCGAAGCTGACGTGTCTTCGGCGTAGGACGCGATGAACGGCATCTCGTGGTAGATGCGCGCCTCAGCGTAGCTGGTCGCCAGCGGGAACTGCGCGAGGAACAGCGAGTCGTAGACCGGCGTCGCAGGCACAGGAGACGGCAATCGCCCCATGGCGATTGCGCAAGACTGTTGCAGCGATGTCCAGGTCTGTGCGGCCATCTACATCGCCGGCAGTGAAATCAGCCGACCTTCGTAACAGCCAATGTCACTAGCTGATCCGATAGACCCCTTGCGGCCGGAAATATCCACCGTTCGCGTGTAGGTCGCGCTCGCAGCATTCACGCCTGCAGAGCTATTCTTTAGGCGGAAATCCATCACGGCAGGATTAGTCGATGCGTTGAAGAACGTAGGGGCTGTGGTGATGTTTCCACTGCCCGGCAGAGCCGTGCCATCGCCGCCGTTACCAAGATTGGTGCTGAAAGTGGTGGTTGTGCCGGCATTTTTGATACACGGCCCCCAGCTCGGAGAAACAACTAGATTATTGTATAGGTTGTTGTCCGCTGATGACGCACTGACAAATAGTCCTATCGATCCGATGAATATGCTGTGGGTGTTGTCATTGCGCGAGAACCCCTGCTGGTTCTGCCAGCACGTGTTGAAGTTTACGTCGCAATGGGAGGATCTGGTTATGTACACTCCACCGCTGCCATTGTTAAAGCACAGATTGTTTTGGACGACAGTTCTGCCGGTATATGCCCCAACGCCCCCGGTGTCGGTATTTGTATCGATAATTATTCCCTCACCATCGCTGAAGTCCCCGCCCACTATATGATCACCATTCAAGGACTGGTCAACAAGGTTTGCCGACAGCGTAAGCGAGCCGGCGCCGACTGAGAGCACATAAGTCCCATTTGTTATCGAGGCGCGCGTCGAATTATAAACAAAGGTGCCAGCAGAGAATCCTGCAGTGCTGGCGACGTTTAATACCGCCTGCCCGGAATTAGACGTGCCGTTCGCCGTAGTCGTGGTCGCTCCCGTGTCGAAAACGACAAGATTATTATTGTTGTAACAAATATTCTTTGTGATGAAGCATTTCGCCGTCGTCAAGCCGTCAATCGGTTTAGAAAATCCGAGAGATATGCCGCTGCCGGCCACATAGCTATAAAAGGCGTTGTTGACGGCAATGTTGCTGTCAATGGTTACATAGTCAGCCCACAATGATGAGATGCCATCGGATGGCATATCATGAACATAGTTGTTGGTGATGTTGATATTGTGGGCCGGCGTCGCAGCCACGCCATTAGCGCCTATGCCGACGTTCTCATATTGAGAGCTACTTCCTCCGGTCCAAATTAAATCGTATGAACCGGCAATGGTGCATCCGTTCCCAAGGCCCGATATTTCTGTGTAGTTCCAGTTGATAAAGTTCGCGTTGATGAGAACTACCTGAAATCCGCGCCCGGTTGTAATTACTGGCCGCGCTTGGGTGGTGTCACCTGTATAGGTAATGGGGTTGCCCGACGTGCCGCTGCGGCTGATGGTGACGATCGGACTCCCTCCTGTCCCCCCCCCGTACCCGTTGCCAGGAGCAATGATGACCGTGTCACCAGCATTGGTCAGGGCCGCCGCTGCGTTGATCGTCGCCTTCGCTGTGCCGGGGCTTGTGCCATTGTTTCCATCGCTACCCGTAGCGCTATTGACGTAGTATGTGGTCACGTCACATCTCCAAACACCAGCCACTCGTCTGTGTTGATCTTTAGAAGACCAATGAGCGAGTACTGTATTCTTGTCGTGAGGCTCGATGAATTGCGCAAAGTGACGCCTGCGCCAGCAACAACCGTCACCTGGCCTGCACCATACTGAAAGACATAGATCCTGGCAGCGATAGGAAATGCTACGGATGAGTTAGGCGGCACGGTAAAATTCACCGCCGACGCTGAGTTCATTATGACGCAAGTTCCGCGATCCGCGAACACGGCAGTATATGACGCCGTTTGCGTCGATTCTGGGATTGCCGCCAAACTCTCCACCACGTCCCGGATGCGGGCCGGCGTGATCAAGCCAGTCGTGTTGTCCACGATCTCGTTCGTCATCAAGGACGACGGCGATGAAACTGTACCAGACATTGTGAGTTACTCTCCTTGCCTCACTGGACCTGCCCGCTGATGTAGCCGGTGATAACGCCAGTTGTTTTCGTAAAGCAGCTGGTCGCACTCGTCAGAACCGCCGTGATCCCCGTGGAATAAGATTCTGGAACGTGAAACTGGATGCCGGCGAGACCGGGGGACGCGGAAACGGCTGATGAAAATCCACTGCTGAAGCCTGATGAGAAAGCACCGCCGCCATTTGCCGGCAGTGGCGCACAGGCAAGCGGCGTGATCGCTCCATCTGCGGGTGCCGATGTGGCGTTGATGATCACCAGGTAGCCGGAAGTGGAGGTGCTGTTGATCGCATACACGCTGTACAGGTTGCCGGCGCTGGCCTTCAGAACATGAGAGCTTTCCAAGGCCGAGCTGGACACCGGAGTGATCGCTGCCGCGGTCGCTGAAGATGGAGCCGATGCCGCTAAAACCGGCGTCATCGTCGTCGTGCCCTGCACAGTCCAAGGTCCGGACGCCTGAGTGACTGCACCGATCGTGTTGCCACCTGGCGGGATCGAGGTCTTCAGATTGACCAAAGCATTCCCGGCAGAATCGCATTGACGCTGCGTTGCATTTCCGCTGGTCAGCGAGGTCGGCGTGGTGTTGAACACACAGCCGGTCAGCAGCGAGTTGGCGGGCGCTGCCGCGTTCTGGCCGGCGAAGTCCATCACCGCCCCACCATTGCCCTGGATGTTGACCAGCGCCTTCAAGTTGGTCGCTGTGCCCTGGACGACGGTCGCATTCAGGTTCGCCGCAGTCGGCTGGTTCACCAGCACCGCTGTCGCGTTCGCGCCTGTGTTCGCCAGAGAGACCTGAACCGGCGTGGTCGAGGTGCCGATTTCTGTGCCGGCCGCGTTCCGCAGGTTCGTAAAGAGTGCGCGGTTCGCAGTGACCTGGAAGGCGCCCATCTGGCCCGTGGTCAGCGCATTGTTCGTTGCCGTGGTCTGGAAGAAGCCGCCCACTGGGCTTTGGCCAGTCGTGCCGGCCGTGAAAGCGCTCTCGTCCGCGGGAATGCTGGTTGAGGTGCAGCCGCTGTCGCAAACCACGTGAAGGTTGGAGCCGGTGGCCTGGACGACGGTGGCATTGAGGCTAGAGGCGGTCGCCTGCGAAACCTGAACAGGTGTCATCGACGAGATGCCTTGGATCGTCAGCACGCCGGAATTTGCCGTTCCGGCGGTTCCTGCACCGACGATCGTCGCATTCAGATTGGCGGCAGTCGGCTGCGAGACCTGGGTCAGCAGGTTTGCCGCCGTGCCCTGCACGACCGTCGCGTTCAGATTGGCAGCCGTCGCCTGCGCCGCAGTCACGGCGATCGCTGTGCCGTTCGCGCCAGTGTTGGCGACGGACACTTGGACCGGATTGGACGAGGTGCCGATTTCTGTGCCGGAAGCGTTGCGTAGGTTGGTGAACAGCGCACGATTGGCGGTCACCTGAAACGCGCCCATCTGGCCAGTCGTGAGCGCATTGTTGGTGGCCGTCGTCTGAAAGAAGCCGCCGACCGTAGATTGCGACGTTGTGCCGGCTGTAAACGCAGACTCGTCAGCAGGCGCGCCAGTCGATGAGCAGCCACTGTCACAAACGATATGCAAGTTCGTGCCGGTGCTCTGCGACACCTGGACTGGAGTCATTGAGGCGATACCCTGCACCGTCACAACACCCGTCGCAGCAGTTCCCGCCGCGCCAGAGCCGATGACAGTGGCGTTCAAATTCGCAGCGGTCGCCTGTGCCACCGTCGCATTCAGGTTCGCAGCGGTCGCCTGGCTGACCTGAACCGGCGTCATCGAGGCAATGCCCTGGATGGTCTGGACGCCGGTATCCGCCGTGCCGGCCGTTCCCGCGCCGGTCACGGTCGCCTTAAGGTTCGCGGCAGTACTCTGCCCAACGGTAACCGCTGTGCCATTGGCCCCGGTGTTGGCCAGCGATACCTGAAGCGGCGCGCCCGCGGTCGCCATCTCGGTGCCGGAGGAGTTGCGCAGGTTCACGAACAAGGCGCGCTGCGCCGTCAGCTGGACCGCACCAGTCTGGCCGGATGTCAGAGCGTTGCTTGTCGCCGTCGTCTGAAAGACACCGCCGAATGTGCCTGTTGGCGTCGAGCCAAAAGTGAAGACACTTTCGTCCGAAGGATTGGTTGAAGGCGAACAGCCGCTGTCACACGTCATGTGCAGGTTGCTGCCGGTCGGCTGAATAGCTGTGATCGTGCCAGTGACCGTTGCGTTCAGATTAGCCGCCACAGATTGCGACACCTGAAGCGGCGTCATGCTGCTGATGCCCTGCACTGTCAGAACACCGCTATCCGCGGTGCCTGGCGATCCGGCACCTGTTGTCTGGGTCTTCAGGTTCGATGCCGTGGTCTGCGTGGCAGTGACGCTCGATCCACCAACCACCGTCGTCTGAACTGGAGTCATGCCGGTGACGCCCTGGATCGTCACCACACCCGCATCCGGAGTGCCCGCAACGCCCGCGCCAGTCGTCGTGGTCAACAGGTTCGCCGCGGTCGGATTGTTGACCACCAGCGGCGTCATGGAGGAAATGCCCTGGACCGTCAGAACGCCGGTATCCGGTGATCCGGCCGAGCCGTTGCCTGTGGCCAGCACAGAGAGTCCAAGGGTCGCGCTGACGGTGGCGCAGATATCCGGGTTCGTCGCGTCACAGATGATGTTGCGATTAGAGAATGCCCCGCTGCCATCAGCCTGGACGTTCAGCTTCTGCGACACGCCATTGCCATCGACAATGGTCAGCTGCGCGGCCGATGCCGGGCCGGCGAACAAGAGGAGCAGGAGAGCAAGAAACCGCGTCATAGGACCACCGGCACGTATTGAGATGAACCAGGCCCCGTGAAGACCAGATTGCCTGACGGTGGCGTTGGTGGGATCGGCGTTGGGCCACCGCCGCCAACCTCAAACTCGATCGGTTGGCCGAGGTCATCGGTGATGACGTTGCCGAGGTCGTCTGTCAGGTACTGGAACGTGACCGGCGGGATCGGCGGCACGAGCGCCGTGCCGGCCTCAATCTCGATCGGCTGGCCAAGATCATCAGTGATGACGTTGCCCAGGTCATCCGTGAGAAAGACGAACCGCCCCGGCGGCACCGGCTGGATCTGGAACGGAAAGAACGGCGGCGGCGCCGGCCCCGCCTGCTGCGCCAGATAGCCAGGCCGCGGATCTTTCACTGGGACTGGGTCGGGACCGATGACAATCGGCCGATTAAATTCGTACGGCTGATCGTAGCAGCGATCGCACACGAGAATGCACAGGTTCGCCAGCTTCGGCCCGCGATAGTCGAACTGCCAGCGCAGATCGTGATGAAACACGCGATTGTTGCAGCGGTCGCAGAACGCCCACGGCTGCGGCTTGCGGATGTCGGCGTAACAGCGACTGGATTGCTGAATGCCCATCGCGCGCTATCCGTAGTACCCCGCGAAGTCAGGCACGATGTATGTGCTGACAACTTCGCGGTCTTCCTCGCTCGCCAGCACCCATTGCTCAGTGGCGTACGGCTTCAGCACCGCGAGCCGATCGGGCGCGAACTTCAGTGCAAGGTGCGCGGCGAGGTCCGCGGTGAACGCCTCGAGGAAGCGATACGGCGTCTGGATCTGCAGGCCGCCGGCCAGATCCGCATCCTGGATCTGCCGCGAGCGGCGATAGCGCAGTTCGTATGGGCCGTTCTCGTCCGGCACCGGCCAGATGTTGAACACCGGCACCACCTGGCGATCGATCCAAAAGCTGGTCGGGCGCGCCTGCTGCGACTTGTTCGGGATCTCCATGTACTCGTCGCGGCTGATCGCCCAGAGCGTAATGTCTGTCGGATTGGCCGCGGTGCCCGGCGTCATCGCCTGGCTGGTCAGCAGCGTCTGCCCGCCGTTCTCGCCGATATTCGTGTTGAAGCCGGCGTTGAACGAGGCAGTGATCTGGAAGGTGTTGGCGGTCAGGTTTGCCGCCAGCACCGTATAGGGACCAAGCAGCTGTCCGCCGCCGATCGCCGTCGCGCTCTCGACGGTGAAAGTCGCGCCGGCCAGCAGTCCGTGATTGGCGAAGGTGACGGTGACGACGTTGGAGCCGGCCGTCATCGAAAATACCGGGACAGACCCGGCATTCGATGTCGTCGCCGTCGCAGCCGCGTTTGCCAAGATCGTGGCTGAGCCAGAAATCGGTACTGACTGCACCGGGTAAAAGCCATCAAGGATCACTCCGCCAACGCTGACCATGACGCCAATGTTCACGTAGCTTCCGACAGTCGGCGTCGGGTTAAAGCCCGCCACCGTGACCACATTCGATCCGGCCGTGGTGGCGAAGGCGGGTGAGACCGAGACGGGCGCCCCCATCAGGTACTGCCGCAGCACGACGCTCGCTGGCAGGATCTCGACACAGCTTGCGTCATCGAAATACTGCGCCACGCCCTGCGGCATGAACTGGTGCACTTCCTGCACCGTCCAGAGGTTCACGCCGCGGTTGCTCCACGAGGAGAGCACAAAGTTCATCGACCGGCGCGCGGACTGGATATAGCCGGTCTGGTCGGTCAACGTTTGCAGCGACTTTCCGCAACGCTCGAAAGCGTCGATTGCGATCTCGCTCAGCGCCGGATTGAACGCATATGTGCCGGTCGTGCCACTCACGGGCACACCGTTCTGTTCAGCACCCCGTTGTTGACCCAGATCGCGCAGTGCTGGGCGGGTGCCGCAGATGGCAGGTTGGGCGCCTTGAGGATAGTGCCCTGAAGCACCGTCTGCTGCCGCATCTGGGCAGCTCCATTCACCTGAAGATTGCCGTTGATCGTCAGCGGCCCGTCAATGACGGCCGGCGTCTGTGCGAAGGCCGGCACTGCCAAGAGGAGCGCCAGAAAGCTGGTTCCAACTATCCGGCGCATGTGAACCTCCTTAGTGGTGGAACTTGGTCTTGGCGTTCAACGCAAAAACCTCGCGTTTCTCCTTGGCCGTGTTCCCTTCAGCCTTGTCGTGAGCAATCTCTTTGCGAAGGTTGCCCACCTTCAGTCCGCTCTTGCCGACCTCCTTGGTCAGAAGCCCGCGGTGCGACGGCTTGATGTGGATGCCGCCACCGCGCGCCAGAAGTTTCGGCTGGACTCGGTTTTCGGTGTCGGCCGCAGAGAGTCGCCCCCCTGCGGCCCTCATGGTTCCAGTGGGGCTTGCTCTCCAGGCGATCCTTTACCGTTGCTGGGACCGGACTTCGCGCGCCCGGAACTGAACGGCGAGCCGCCGCGCGCCGCCGCGTGGTGGCTCATGCGCCCGACCTTGCCGCCCTTGGCGTGATGCTCATGCTCCTCATGCACACCGCCGCCGCGCTTGCGGTGGCCCATGTGATGATGCGCGTGCTCGCCCTCGACATTACCACCATGCTTGCGGTGGTGATGCGATCCGCCGCGCTTGAAGCCCTCGCTTTTGGCGTGCTCCGCCTTTTCCTCCGGCGATCCCTGCGCGTCGTACTGGTGCTCGTTCTTTTCGGCTCTGCCGCCGAAGGAGCGGCCCTTCCGCTCACTGCGCTTCTTGTATGCCATTCGGATAGCTCCTTTGCCTTCCGTTAGTAATTCACGATGCCGGCCTGCTCGAACTGCGCAGTAACGGTTCCGGTGCCCGTTGTTACCGTGAGCCGAAAGCCACGGAATGGACTGGTCAGTGCGGTCACTGCCGCAGTGGTCCCAGAGGCGATGATGGTCGCCGCGTTGACGGCCGGCGTCAGGTTCACGAGGCCGGCGTTGTTTATCGCGGTGAAAAAGTCGTCGTCGGTGGTCTCGCCCTGGAACGTAACCGATCCGCTGACCTGGCTTCGCACGTCCACCGCAAACGGCGTCAGGTGGAAGTTCGGCATGACCCACACCGTCGAACCGGTGGTGTTGGTGCCAACCGTGATCGTGGAGGCAAGCGCTACAGCGAACGAAATCTGCAGAACGGTTTTGTAGTCCAGCGCCGAGGCAACCGTTGATGGGTTGCTGACCATCGTCAGGGTCTCAGAGATGATCGCACCAGAGTCGTTGGTGCCGATGATCGTCGCTATCTTCCCCGCCTCTGCGCCGGCAGGCGTAAACAGGATGCGCCGCTGGGTATCCAGCACCGCCTGCTTGGGGATGAAGCCGAACGTGCCGGCAGTCCCCTGCGCAGCGACAGAAGTGCTGCCATTCAGATTGAGATTGCCGGCAGCCGCAAGCGCTTGCGAAAGGCAGATATTATTGGCGGAGGCCGCCGCCAGCGTCTTCGTGAGCGAGACCGGCCGCATTTGACTATGAGGTGCCCAGCGTCGACTGCACGGTCATGAGGTAGAGGATCGTGACGGTCGTTACGCCAGCAGCAGCCGAACCAACCGGCGTCACCGTCGCGTGGATGGTGATCTGCGGCGAGCCAGTGCCGATGTTCAGCATGTTGGTCAGCTGCGTCGTGGTGAATGTCGGCCGGATGCGCGCGGCACCAGCCTTAACATCGACACCGCTCGCATAGTCCGTGCCGCCAGAGGTCAGCCCGACCGACAACGTGTCGGAGGTGGCCGAGTTCCAGGCGGTGGTCGTGTCCGAGATGATGTCGATGATCTGCGCGCCACCAGGCAGGAGCAGCGTCTGATCGACGGTGTTCGTGCCGTTGTGCGTCAGCGTCACGTCCTGCTGCAGAACGACCGTGCCGATGTCGCCGTTACCAGCCGGAGGATTTGCCAGCTTGGTGCCGACCATGATCGGGCCGCCTAGCGAGGTGCTACCGGGACCGGGCATTAGCTGGGTTCCTTAAGAGGTCGGCGTGCTGACGAATACGGAGCGCGGATTGCTGTAGGTGATGCCGTAGCGCTCGTACCCGACAACCAGCAGGTTGCCCGTGGTCGGATCGACCTGCAGGTCCATCTCGTACGGGATGCGGTCGAACACCCGAAGCCCGCGCACATTCGTCATGACGAACCAGGCGAACGACGACGTGAGAAATTCGCTGACCACGTAGCCTTCCGGCATGGCGCCAGAGGTGATGATCGCCGACACGTCGTTGTTGTTGGTGTTGGTGCGCAGTTCGGTCTTGAATAGCCGCTCAGCTGCCCATGACAGCGCCACCGGCACCACCACCTTACGGGCGCGCACCATGGCCAGCAGTCCGGCCTGATCCGGCCAGAGGCGAATGGTGTTCAGCGCCGACTCCACCGCCGCCTCGTTGAAGTCGAGCTGCGTGGAGAAGGTGTTGGCGTAGGTGCCGTTGTCGATAGGATGCGCCGTTGACGCCAGCGCCACACCGTCAGCGACGATCTCGCTGTTGTAGGTGGTGGCGTTGTTCAGCAGCGTGTGGACGTAGACCTCTTTGAACTGGGCGAAAGACTCCGCCAGCCCCATCGAGGATGGTCCGAACTGCTCTTTGTAGAGGTTGTCGTCCAGCATCTCGCGGGTGATGGCGAAGCCAAGGCCCACGTTGATCATGTTGGCGACGTAGGTGAAACGCTGGCCGGAAGCGTTGTCGAATGTGGTCGCCGCGCCTTCGCCCTTGAGCTGGGCCAGGCCAGTGTACCGCATCTCATCGATGCGCTCCATGGCCATCTTGGAGGTGCTGGTCGACGCCCATTCCTTGTACCGCGTCGGCAGCTGAGGATACTTGCCCTCGATGTCCGCAAGACCTGGGAGGAGAAGGTCGCGGGCTGAAGCTCTGTTAATAGGCATTCCCGCGGCTCCTTATGCCTGACCGCTGCGTGTGGTCAGGTCTTGCGTATTCATCATCACAGCCAGCCACTGATTGTCGTTGGTGCCGACGTATGAGGGGCTGATGCAGGGAGCAGCCGGGCTGAAGCCAGGCGTCACACCCACGATGCCGACGATGCGGAACGGCAAGGTGCTGGTGGTCGCCGCGTTGGCAACATCCAGAGCACATGTGCTCAGACCGGAGCCGGTAACCGGCGCAGCGCTGGTGCCAGTCGAGATGTCGACGTTCTTGCCGATCGCTGTGGCTGTGACCGCCGTGCCCTTCGCCTGGCAGTAGAGCACCATGCGTGGATCGGCCATGACCTTGACCGACACCGCGACGCTGGAGGTCAGAGCCGGCTGCAGCCACGCCGGGTGATAGCGCCCGCCGAGGATGTTGTTCGGATCAAAGTAATTAAGCCCCAACGCGATGCCGTCGATGGTCGTGCCACCGTTGGCCACCACGTTGATCATCCCGTTCGTGTCCTGCTTGACCGGATCACCGAACGCGATGTTGGAGGCGTAATTCCAGGTAAGCTGCCGGTCCCAGATTCCGAAGTTGGTCGGCGATCCGCCGAACATGAACACCGGATGGAAACCGCTGGGGGCGAATGTGTTCGCTGCCACGTCCAGTCCACTCCATACGTCCCCGGTCCATAAGGACCGGGGAGAATTGGTTGCGATTGACTGGAACACCCAGCTGGCAGGCGAACGACACGCAAACCTGCTTCGGCTCAGCCGCGCATCAACATTCCGACGCGGAATGGCGCGCTTGGCTGGCCGGACGCTACGGGATCGGTATGTCTTTCGTCAAGGACTATGCTACTGACGCGCGCATGGCAGACATCACCTTCATTTCCGCCTATGGCGGCATAAACAATGACAACCTGGACCAAGTAGCTGCCCGACTGCACAAGTCGGGTCTCTGGGACAACCTGACGACGGTCATCTTCTCGCCCGTGACCAAGGCCGTCCCGACGCTATCAGTCGTCTCTTGGGGTAGCCTGCAGCACCCGCCGAACACTCAAGTCGCCCGGCTGTACTCGATCGACCACGAAGTGGGGTACGCTTACTCTGAGGTAATCGATGAGGTAATTCTGAAGAACGAACAGCTATCCAAATGGAAATTCCTGCTCACGATCGAGCACGACAACCTGCCGCCGCCGGATGGCATGATCCGTCTGCTGGCGCGGATGCAGGAAAATCCGCACCTCTCGGCGATCAGCGGCCTCTACTTCAACAAGGCGGAAAACGGCTTCGCCCATATCTGGGGCAAGCCGGGCGAGAACCATTTCTGCCCGCAGCCACCGGCAACGGACGGTTCGCTGGTCGAGTGCCACGCGGTCAGCATGGGCTTTACCCTGTTTCGGATCGAGATGTTCAAGGACGAGAGGCTGCCGCGGCCCCTGTTCGAGACCAAGGCAACCGCCACAAGAGTGCGAACGCACGATCTGGACTTTTGGGCCAATGCGTCTGAGCTAGGCTACCGCTGTGCCGTCGACTGCGGATGCCGCGTCGGCCACGTCGATCTGGAAACTATGACGGTGTGGTAGCCGACTGAATCGCCTTCAGAACGCGGTGCAGCTGCTGCGATAGCGTGTCCGTCTTCAGCAGATCGCGTGTGCCCGGCGTTTCCAGCCGGGCGATCTCCTGTTTGAGCTGATCGACCAGCGCCTGATTGCTTTCGAGCATGGCCAGCGCCTTCTCACGCCGGCCCATGTTCCATTGCAGCACCAGCGAGTCGAGACCTGGTGATGTGGAGCCGGTCACTCGACCAGTTCTCCCTCGCCGCTACGGCGACGCGATATCGGCACGTCTACCTGCTCGCGCGTGCGACCGATGCCGCGGGCACCGTTGCGCCGCGCCTGCAGACCGAGACGCTGGATCTGTGACTCCAGCGAGTGTTCGGCGGCAAAACGATCCTGTTCTTGCGACTGCTGATAGTAATGCTCGGGTATCTCCATGAGCATCAGGCCGCGCCTGACGATCGAGGAATTGGGATTTTCCTGCGCGCGCCGGTTCCCGGAAAGCTCAGGATGGCGAGAGGCAGGAACCGGCACCCAGCCGTTCTGCTCCGCCATGATCATGTTGTCCTCATCCTCCATCCCGGCGATCTTGCAGCGCTTCCACTCATATCGATAACCGCGAGGGCGCTTGGTCTCGTCGTAGTCGAAGATGTTCAGCGAGTTGTAAATCTTCTCCCGCTGCGGCAGGCGCTGCTCAGCGCGCACCTGATTGACCGGCTGATGTGCCATTACAGTCTCCCCGAGGCACGCATGGCCTGCTTGTGCTTGAAGTACTTTTCGTACCGCGCGGCGTCATCCGCGACATAGCCGTCATGGGTGGGATTGCCATACATGGCGTCGGCCACCTCCCGCTCATCGGCGCTCAGTTCCACGCGCACCCTGCCCGCCGGCTGCGCGCCAGGCTGCGCGCGCCGCGTCGGCGCAACATCGGCTGACGGACGCCGCGGTGCTGGTTCATCATGATCCGGCTCGCGACGCTCCTGATCCGCACGCTTCCCCTCGCCCATGATCTCCTCGATCCGGCGAAAGTAGCCTTCGGAACCGCGACCATGACCCTCTGCCGCGGCAATCTGCGACGCGCCAACCACGCGGTTGCGGTAGCTACCGTCGGTGCGGAACTGCGGACGCGAGGAAACCCACGACCGCTCCTCAGATGTCAGCTGCAGGCCGCCATATTCGTCATCCTGCCGGGTTTGCTGGGGCCGCAGGATCTGATCTTTGTTCTTCTCCAGCTGCGCCTTGTAAGCCTCGGCCTGCTCGCGCCGGCCCACCGCCTTGGCGATAGCCTCCTGCAGATCGGCCGCCTTGTCGTGGTCGCCGTCTGCCAGCGCGGCCCGATAGGCCGCCTTGGCTGAAACGACCGCCTCGCTGGCGGAGGTGTATGCTGTGGAGACTGCGTTCAGTTCGGCGTTGTAGCGCTGCTCGGTCTCACTGACGACGCGGGCGGCATGGGTATCGCGGTCCCGCTCGACGGTCTGTCGCTGTCGTCGCTCGTCGGCTAGTTCTTGCTCTAGTCTGGTACTCTTGTCCCGATACTCGTCCAGCATCCGCCGGACATCATCATCGGAAACTTGGCCGTCTGCTGGCTCGCCAACTTGGCTCGCCGTCGTCTCTGACATTTAGTTCTCCTGCCGGAACGCCCGGTGTTTTATCGCCAACCTGGCAAACAGGTGATCAGCCCAAACGCTAGGTAAATGATCGCGATTACCACGATGGCCCAGACGATGATGCTGATGATCCGAAGCACCACGTCGCCAGCCACGCCCAACTGCGATAGCGCCAGCGGGACAAGTATCTTCAGGATCGCGACAACGGCTCCAACCACCACCAGCCAGATCAGGAAATGCTCAATCCAGCCAAAACCGAAGCACATCGCGCCGCCTCCTTACCAAATGGCGTCGAACGTCTCGTCGGGAACAAGCGCCTCGATGGCACGATCCAAGATGAACCGCGCCCGCCTGTCATTCGGCAGATCGAACGGCGAGAAATTCGAGATGGAGTCGAACATGACCCAGTCGTTGACCTTGGGCGTGACGCCCCCCCAGTCGTGGGTCGCATCAGTCTTGAAGGCCAGCGGCCCCAGCGCCATGACCAGCCCCAGCCGGCCCTGATACTTATCCTGCTCAGCGGCCCCAGTGCGGCTCTGGCTCTTGACCATGATAATGCCGCCAGCGGTCTTCGCTTCCCTACCCTCGCCCTGGTTGGTGCGCTCGTACATCACAACAAGCACGCGATCGGCCAGCGGCTGAAGACCCTTCAGATAGCTGCCGCACTGATCCCAGATCAGTTCCTTCTGATCGACTTCGTGAACAACTCTAACAGGCGCAGGCATCAATGGTCCTCATTTGGTGAATCGACCGCGTCGATAGCGCGTTTCAATCCCTCAATGTAACCCTTTTGCCTCTCCAACTGTTCTATGGTGTTTACATGAAGTAAACCCATCATGCGGCGGTCGATTTCTTGCTGGATCTTGTCGCGACCAGCAGTCCACTTGTCGATCTCTATTAGACGGTTCACGCCTTGCAGCGCTCCTTCGGTTTGAAGCCGCCCTTGCCGTAATCGTGCATCTTCTCCAACCGGCCCGGCCCGCTGCCGGAACCTGCTTCCATGTGCACCTTGCCGCCGCGCGCACGCATCATGCCACCGGGAGGCATCGCACCCGGCATACCCATGCCTGGCCGCGTCATGCCCGGCGGAGGCATTGGAGGCGGCCCACCCATCGGAGCGCCACCCGGAGGCGGCATCGGTGGCCGCGGCGGTGGCGCGGCAGCCATCGGTGGCCGTGCTGCCATCGGAGGTGCACCACCACCACCGCCACCTTGCGGAGCGATGATCACGTTGACCTTCGTGTGCTTGCCGCCGTGCGTCTTCCCGCCGCGCGCACGGTGCGCCATGTGATGGTGGCCGCGCTCGCCCTCGACGTGCCCGCCGTCCTTCAGGTGCAGCTTGCTATGCTTGCCGCCGTGCAAGTCGTTCTCGTGCTGGCGCACGCCGGACTTGACCATGCCCGCGTCTTCGTCGGCATCGACGTGGCCACCGTGCGCAAAGCCCTTGTGGCCCGCGCGGTGGAGGATCTTGTTCGCCTTGGCGACGTGCTCTGCGCGGTGCTCGTGGTATGGATGGGCCATCAGTCAGGCTCCTCTGCATGCGGATGCTGGGCTTTACAGGCTGGGCAGCCCTTCGGGCCACCGCGATAATGCTGAAACGGGCCGTGCTCCTCGCAATCGGCCGTGCCATCGGGGCGCAACGTCCAGACGATCGCCCGGCGCTCCTGCGTCTCGCTCATATGCTCTTGCTCCCGAACGATCGCGACTCGCCGCCCTGCTCGGCTTTCTGCGCCTGCTGGACCTGCTGCTGCGCTGCCTGGTGCTGCATCTGGTGGTGCTGCATCTGCTGGTCCTCGGCGTGATGCTGATTGGCCTGCGCCAACTCCATCTGGGCGTTCTGCTGTTCCTGCTGCCGCGCCATGGCGTCGTGCTGCAGACGCATCCGCTCAATCTCCATGTTCATCAGCTCGATCTTCTCTTTGGACTGCCGGTCGGCTGCATCGTTCGCCGCCTCCGCCTGCATCTTGCGGTCCTGCTGTGCCGATTTCTCCAGCTCAGTCGCCGCCTTTCGCTGGCCTTCCTTATCAGCCTGCTGGTTCTTCATCTGCGCGACCTGGATCGATGCCTGCGCCTGCGCCGCACCCGGATCAGCACCCGGCTGCTGCGGCGGAGGCTGCACCACCACCTTGTCCGTATCGTTGATGCCGATCATGCGCAGAATGCGCTTCAGCACATCGTCCATATCCAGCCGCGGCGTGAACATCGGCATTTGCGCCAGCGTTGCCAGCGCGGTTGCCAGCATGACGCGGTGCACCTGGCTCGGCACGTTCGGATCTGACGCCGGTACCAGATCGAGGTCCGCGAACTCCGCCGCCGCCGCCCATTGCCGCTTCGGCGAGGGGATAACGTGCGCCAGCGCCTCCGGCCGCTCCATGAACAGTTCACGGATCATGGTCAGTTCTTGGCTCATCGCCTCATGCAGCCGCTTGTGGATGGCTGACATGACGACGGCCTTTTCCTCGAGCATGGCCATGATCGTGCCCACTGGCACGTTCGCCCTGCCCTCGCCAACCTCCAGCGAAGCCGCCGCGCCAACGCGCTGACACGCCTGCTGCACCAACTCGTAAAGCTGGATCGAGACCGGGCTTATGTCCTTGTACGGCAGCGCCATCATCGACTGCCTGATGTCGGTTCCACCCGGCACATCAACGTCGACCCATTCCCCAGGCGAAGGGTTAATGTCGCTCTGCGCCATCCGCGTGCCCTTGATCTTCGCGCCGCCGGGGAAGTTCGCGAACATCATGCCTTCGACCAGCTGCCGGATAACGGCAGTCAGCGTCAGCACCGAATTGCCCTGTAGATGCAGAAACCCGTACGCCAGGAAGCCGAAGCCCGGCACCATCTGGTAATGCACGCAGCGCCGCTTGCGCGCGAACCGCTTGTCGCCCTGCTTCCAGAACCGCTCGATCCGCAACACCTGCCGCGAATAGCGCTCGATCGTCACCCGGTACGGCAGCGCCAATCCCTTCGGCGCCCCAGGCTCCTTCAGCCCATACATCGCCAGATCAAGATCAGTGACGGTCGAGTAGACCAGGAACGGCTGATCCTGCGGACGCTGCGACACCGACGTGATGCCGGCGATCTGGTCTTTCTTCTGCTCGATCTGATCAGTCTGCGGCATCGACACGCCAAGATCGCAGTCGCGCCACACACCGTAGAACATCTTGCGCTTGACTTCGCTCGGCGAAACCTCCGCGCGCATCGTCCAGCGCGTCGCCGTGTCGAGGCTGGTCGCCTCCTCACTGACGATCAGATCCTCGACGCCCACCGTATCCACACGCGGGCGCTGCTTGATCGGGCAGTGGTAGCCGTAGCGGAACAGGTTGCCGCCGTAGAACAGCCCGAACAGCCCGCGATCCAGATCGGGCACGTATTCCGGCATGCCCTTGGTCAGCGCGAGGTTGAAGTCCTCTTCGAAATCCGCCGCCAGATTGTCTTCGTCCTCGCCGGCATCCGCGGTCTGCACAATCTTGGCCGGGCCGTTCGCCGGCAGCAGTTCGCCGCGCGCCTGCGACTGCGCCTTGACGATACTCTCCAGCATCGTGGAATCGCGCAGCGTCGAAACACTCTGCCCCGACTTTTTGCCTTCCGCTTTCGACTGACCGGGCATCTCCACGGTCAGGCCGAGTAGTTCCAGCCCGCGCGTATAGTTCGCGACGAACTGCTCGCGAGACTTCAGATCGGCCTCGATGCCTTCCAGAATGTCGTGTGCGATCTCGTAAAGCCGGCCGTCCAGTTCCTCCCGCTCGGCCAGGTTCTCATCGAACCCCTCGTCGCGCGACGGCGCCGGATCGGCCCCTATCTCGACAACGCGCACACCGCCGTCGTCGTCTACCTCGACAATCGTGGAGCCTGGTGGCGGCTTGCTTTGCTCCATCCACCCAACCCACGGCGCAACACCCGGCTCGGGCGGTGGGCCTGGCTGGCGAATGGTCCCATCGGACATGGAGTCGAGCGGCGGCATAGGTCTCCTGTCAGGAGGAAGACCCAGACGCTGGGCGGCACTTTATTACACAGCCGTTCATCGTGGCGCTAGCACCACCACGGCCAGCAGCGAAACAGACACCACCCCGAAATAGAACAGCACGCCGCTCAGCTGATACAGCGCGAGGAACGCAACTCCGCCGGGAGTGATCTGGATCATGGTGCGCCCTCCCCGCGCCGAAGCGCAGGGAGGGAAGCGTCCTATGCCTTCGGCGCAGGAGTGCCGAGGGTCAGCGTCATCACCGATGCTTGCTGGTTCGGGTCCTGAGTAACGTTGATGTCTTCCGACACGCCAGTAATTGTCAGCGTCCCGGCGCCAAGATCGGCATCGGCCGTGACGGTGATGCGGGCCGGGCCGCCGGGCGCAACAGCAGCGACAACAGCACTCATGCCATCAGCCGCAGCAACGACGGAAACGATCGTCGCGTCAGATGTTGCCCATACGGGGACGCCATCAACCGGCGCCGGCTGGCCTGCGGCGTTGGTGATGGAAAGAGTGACCGAAGGAAACTCTTGAGAGGTTAGCAGGTCAGCCATGTGTGATCCTCTTAGGAAAGCGCCCCTTAACCCGAAGGAGCCACGGTCGTTACTCTTACGACTTCGATGTGGGTGTGCCGAGGGCGATCTTCAAACTGGTCGCCTCAGTCTGGAAGACGGCAACGGCCGACTGAATATCGGACAGCTCCTCGCGCAGCTCAGCAAGCAGCGAATCGATCACCGATGCTGGCGGCAGATCGGGATATCCGTCAGACACGAGCGACGCATGCAGCGAGTTTACATTGTCCATGCCGGTCAGTTCGGCCTGGATCAGGTCGCGGCGTCGCTTAATAATATCGCTCTGCGCCGTCAACTTGGCCGCCAGATCGGGAGAGACCGAAGTCCTCGCCAAGTCGTCGAGACCACGGATCTGCGGCGCGATGATCGTCATCTGATTGTTCAGCTCAGTGCGCCGCGCGGCATTGATATCATCGGCCATTTGCCCGAACTCCCCTTAGTTCCTGCATTCGGGATGGCGCGCTTGCTCAGCGCGGCTCCATCTGTTGAAAGCTGTAGCACTGCACCACGCGGCTCGGTCACTAAAATTCGCAGTGAGCGGCTTTGGCGGTGGCGATACTGGTGCCGCATCCGGCACCGCTGCGCGCACCACCGGGTACTGATCTGCCAGCACCTTCATGGCGATGTCGGGATGGCCCATGTTGTAAAGCAGCTCCGCCAGCTTGCGCGCGTTGCAGTCGGGGCTGATCCACGACGGCCCAATTCCGCCACCACCAATCGGCCCGCTGCCGCCGGCACTTAACCCCACAGTCGGACAGTCCATGCCGGACGCACCGACCGAAGGCAGCGACCATGCCGGCGCTGCGAAATTGACGGACGGTGCAGCGGGAGGCGCTGCACCGCCCACGCCACCGCCGGGCGCAGTGACGGTGACGTTTGTGGTAGGCGCATTCACCAGTTTCTGGCCCTGGCGCTGCACCTGATGCTGCATTTGTGCTTGGTTCTGCTTCGCCACCGCGTTCTGTGACTGATCTTGGTTCCAGGCGAACGCCGTCGCAGGAAGCACGATCAGTGCAGCAGCAACAAGTTTCACGTGAAGCATTTTACTACTCATGATTCTAACAACCTGTTAGCCCATTGTGCCCGACGCAAAGCAGTCGATTGTGGGGGCGCCTTCATAGCCATCGAGGTGCCGATACCAGACAATCGGCTTGCCGATCGGATTGGCGCCGTTCCCTGGATCAACGATCGCTCCCCGAGGAACGTCCCACCATCTATTTTCTATTAACACCTGGTAAACACCATTGTAGGTGCGCCATTCTTCTTCGTTCAGCACGACGCCATCTGCTTCACTGCAGCACGGCACGCTGCCTTGATGCGCGGTCTGCCGCTCGAACCATTGGTGTGTGGGACTGGAAAGATCGGTGCCCGGCGGCGGAGCAGCTATTGCAGACACCGGCAGCAGGCAAAGAACAAAGATCCGCAACGCGCGAGACACGCGCGGCTTCTAGCCGACGCCGTACCGCTCTGCTACCGAAATCCGCCGGCCGCGGAACTTGCGCAACTCAAATTCGTCGCGCTCGTGCTCATCCGCCAACTTGATCAGCCCGAACTGCCGCAAATACCCGAGCGCGCCACTCACTGTGTCCGTCAGATCCTTCCACCGCCCCTTGGGAAACTGCGACACCTCGGCGATCACCATCTCCGACCAGGTCGTGTCCGGCGCATGGATCACGCCACCCTCGAACAACGCCGACACCGAATGCAGCCGCGACACCTTGTCGCGCGATCCCTTCGCAAACCCGGTCTGATTGTCCAGATCGATCCGAAATTCCCCCGGATTCATCAGCCGCTGCAGCTCCAACTGCACCCAGTTGGCGCCCGCCTTGTTCTCCAGCACCACAATGTCCAGCTTCCGCCGCCGCGCCGTGTCCAAGATCCGCGTCGCCAACGCCTTCAGCGTCGGCCGGTCACGCCACGCACCCGTCATCGCTACCTTCGGCCGCCCGCCACTGTCCGCAAACACGCCCCAAGTCGTCATCGCGCAGTAAGCGTTCTCCTCCTTCTCGGTGAACGCCGTATCTATATAACCGATGGTTAACTCCCATGACGGCCAAGTGGCGATGTAGTACTGCCGCCCGGTCTCCTCATCGACCACCAGCCGGCGCCACTTGTCCTCCTCGCCAGTCGGCGGCCACAGCTGCCACCATTCCCGCCGCACAATGCCGCCGCCGCGCGGCGCAGGCCGCTGCTGATACTGCCCGGCAAATCCAAACTCGCCGACCGACTTCGCCTGCGTCTCATACCACTCGACCGAAAACCGCTCCGGCCACAGCGGCTCGCCATCCTCCTCGCGCCAGTCCGCAAACTCATATCGCGTGCGCGCAAGCCGCTGGCCCCACGCATTGATCCACCAGCCACCCGTCGCCGTCACACACCGCCGGTCCTCCTCGAACAGCGCCGGCAAGCAAAGATGCACGATCTCCGCCCCGTCGTTGTCCAGCAGATATCCCGACAGATCACCCTCCGCCTGGCGCTGCATGATCAGAACCTCGGCGCCCTTCGTCGGATCGTTCGACCGCGTCCGCCACACCTCGTTGTAAGCCCGCACCTGGCTCTCAACGACCGCCTGACTCTCCACCTCAGTCGTCTTGTGCGGATCGTCCAGGATCTTGATGATCCCGCCCTTCCCCAAGCTCTCAGGAATACCAGTGCTGATCCGCGAGCCGCCGGCCGTCGTGTCATACTGCCCGGAATTGTCGCGGTCCTTGGCGATCACCAACCGATCGCCCCACAGCCGCTGATACCAGGGCGACGCAATCAACCGCCGCGCGGTGACCGCATCCTCCTCCGCTTTCTTCGCCCCGTAGCTCGCGCACAAAAACCGCACGCCAGGCCCCATCAGCGGATACTCCGCGTCCGGCGCCAGCGCCCATGTCCACGTCGCCCAGGCGATCGCAACAATACTGGTCTTGCAATGTCTTGGCGGCACATTGGCAATCAGCCGGCGGATCTCGCCCCTGCTCACCGCCTCCAAATGCTCGCACAGCGCCTGCACATGCCGGCCACCAACAAACGGCGCCGGGTCAAACGCCGGCCAGGCCCGCACCAGATACTCGTAAAGCGATCCCTCGCAGATCGCCCGCTCATCGTCCAACCGGCACTGGGTCAGGCTCTCGTGCAGCGAGCGCCCTAAGTCTTCGTCCAGTTCGCCGTCCCGAATGGCATCAACCAGGAATTGGAGGTCGATCACCCTCCGGTCTTATCCCTACCCCGATACCATCCGCAACTGATACAACCGAGCGGGGCACCAAGATGACTTAAGGAGAGTTGGCCATGTCTGGCTCTATGCAACACCAGATGGCCGTCAGCCTGCGCGACGACGTGGCTCGCCTACATGAGCACGTGGAGAAAGTAGACGACAAAGTCGACACCATGGCGCTGCAGGTGGCCGTCAACGATACGCATGTCACGCGGATGGTGAAGGAGCAAACGGAAACCAACGCGAAGTTGGAAAAATTAGACGCCAAGGTGGAGAAGCTAAACAGCCTGAAAGCGCAGCTTCTTGGGGGCGTCGCCGCCATCGGCTTCGTCGTCACCCTTGTGGTCGAGCTGCTTCGGATCTGGTTCCACTAGCTCACGCGCCCACCGACGCTTCAGCTCGTCCGCCAGGCGCCACGCGCCCTTGAAATCGTTGATCGACAGCGCAGACAAAGCCTGCGACGCCAGCGCCATGGAAATTTTGTCGCACATCGGTCTACCGGCCATATACGTAAACATTGGGCGGCCCCTGCATTAACTGCGCCCCCACCGCAGTCGTGCCCGCCCACATCGCCCGGTCCCGCTGGTCAATCGCCATCTGCTGATGAACGCAATCCCAGTAGTGCTGCGATCCAGGCGTGGCTCCCAACTGACGGCAGAAGCTAGAAACCCTCTGTGCATAAGGTGTGCATCCCGACAGAAGAACCGCAAGTAACAGCATCGCGCGCGCAGGCATTGAAAGCCTCCAATTTTTTGTCCTTCTAGCGCCGCTGTGTCATTCCGTCTACATGTCCTGACCGATAGGCGTATCCCTCATCCGCCTTGGCAAAATATGGATTTCGCAGCGGAGCGCCCTGCAGCCCCGCCCGCTTGCCATAAACATATGCCTCGCCCATCCGCTGCTCGTGCTCCGTCAGCGGCGGCTCCGCGTCCGGCGAAGGCGGAACATTCGGCACGTCCGGCATCGCGTCAGCCTGTTCGTCTGTCATCACACCCCTACGTGTACAAGATCGTAACCGACGGATCAGGAAAGCTGATGCTCGTCGTAACCCCACCCGTCACATTGACCGTCGTGCGCGTCCCATCCACACCAGGCGTCTGCACCGAGGAGGTCATCTGCCACATGTTTACCGTCCCATTCCCCTGCGCATTCAGCGACGCCCCAAGCGGAACATGGCTCAACGCCACCGTCCCGCTCTTGGCGCCCAGCCCAGGATTGACGATCGTCATGCCAAACCGCCCCGACGCAGGCGTCGTCGCAATCACCTTCAACCCATTCGGATTGGTCGGAACACTCCACCGCGACCCAAACACATTCCGAACGCCAGCCCCCATGTAATACGCAATCGGCGTCGTCTGGATCGAAGTGCCATTGCCATTGTTGTCAGCAATCACGCCATTGAACGCCTGCCCACCATCATCCCAAATCGCCAGCCACATCGGGCACTTGCAAGCACTCAAATTGTTGAACTGATTGACCGCCAGCCACGTCACCGCGTCGATCGACCACATGTCCGGCCGGTTGCCATTAAACCCCACATTGCCCGCAACCATGACCGATGTCGGCGTGTATCCAGCCGGCATATCAGTCGCGAAAAGATTGCTGATCCCCGGCGACATCCACTGCTGCGCATACGTCGGACTGGTGTACATCGGGGGACCCAGCGGCGTACTGCTGCCATTCCCGTCATTGAACGCATCCCACGTCACGCCATCAGGCTTCGGACTGCACGCCGTCAAAAAGCTCTTGGTGTTCGCACCCTGATAAAACGACCACACCGGCCCCGACACAACATAGCTCGAGCTGACCGCCTTCACCGCCGAGGTCATCGCGCTGTAATAGCTCGCCGTGGTCGTCGGCCCGAAGCTGTCCGGCTCATTGTGCCCAATGCACCCAATGAACGGCACAGACTTGCCGTTCGGCATCACTCGCCCAGCACCGCCATTGTTCCACCACGCAGCCATGTTCCCTTGAGCCTGCGCATAAACAGCCGTGCTCGAGAACTGCGGAAACGCATTGAAATTACAGCCGAACAAAATGCCAGATATGCCCAGCGGATCGACTTTGAAAAAATTGTTCACCAAGTTCGCCATGGCAGTCGGGTTCACCACAGTAGGATTGCCCGATCCATCATTCGTCCAAAACGGCGTCGCCCCAGCCACCGTGTTCCCAGTCACAACATGCAGACCAGGATTGGCCGTCGCCATCGCCGTGGTAAATGTCGAATTGGAGTAAGCCGCAAAGCTGTTCGTGTTCGTCCCGCCACGGTTCGTCGCGTCGGCGCCATACCCCATGTAAACGCCATACATCCGCTGCGACACAACCTGCTGCGTCGCCGTGCCCGTGTAGTTCTGCGCTGACGTGAAGTCAGCCGTCAGAAACGCACTGCTCGCCGCTGGGCCATTGCCACCCGAACCACACGCATACGCCTCTGGTATGAATAAATCCCCGAACCTGAGCAGCCGACGCCGCTCCTCCTCCCCGCACGGTTCCGCCACCGCCGGCCCAGCAATGATCGCCGCACCACCACCCAGCAACGCACGGCGCCCAATCATGGCACCGGGCCGGTGCCAGGCAGCCAATACGCCACGTAATCAACCTGCCCAAACGACGGCGATGCCACAGGCGCCGAGATAAATCCCGTCCCGCCCGCAGTCCCGCCACTGAACCAATCCAAGAAGATAAACATCGGATTGACGTAGCCAGCCGGCAGCGCCGTCGACACCTGCACCACACGATCAATGAGCAGCGAAACCTGTGTGTTCGTGACCTTCACGCCATACTGATGAAAGCCGGTCACATTCACCGGCTGCGCCATCTGGAACGTGAACCACTGAAACGTCTCAGTGTCAGTCGCAGGGTCCCAAACATCGAAACCCGCAAAGTGACTGCTGTCAGCGTTCGTCACACAATCGAATATCCCGATCTGCTGACGCCCGGTCTGATCATTCAGCCAGAAAACAAAATTACTCCCCGGCAACACCGGAACCGCAGCACGAACCTCCCAATACCCCTGTACCGCATGCTGGAACGTGTTGAACGTGTGCAGCTGCCCGCCAATCAACGCATCCCCGCCCGTGTTCGTCGGGTTGGGCGAATTGTCGATCCGCATCGAGAGAATGGAGTTCGATACCGTATACACATTGTTATACGGCGTTGCCGGGTTGAACGGATTGACCACCCACACGCCGCTGAAGTCCTGCCCGTCAACGAACGTGCTGAAAGTCCCCGCCGGCTGCCAAGTCCCGCCCGCCGCTGTGTTGCGCGTGTTGTAAAGGCTCAGCGTGTTGAAGTCGTCCGAGAAGAACGCACCAGCGATCGGGTTGTTGCCGCACGCATACGCCTGCGGGATCAAGCCAAACTTCAGTAGCTTGCGACGCTCCTGCTCGCCACAGTCCGCATACGCCATCCCAGGCAACGCAGCCGCAGCCCCCGCCAATAAGCTACGACGAGCTATCAACATTCTGGTAGACGTGCTGGTAGACACTCGGTGGCGTTGGCGCCGGCATATAGGTGCTCATCACCTCCGCCATGGTCGGCTCAATGCTTGGATTGTCAGCGGCAGCAATGGCAGCATCAGCACACGAATACCAACGCCTGCGATCCAGAACCTGTGGCCACAAAGTCTGACCGCTCGTGGCAGCGTAGTAAATCGCACGCGCTACAGCCTCGCGACGAGGATTGTAACTTTGTATCACGACGCAGCACAATCAATCATCGCCTGCCAGACCGCCACCGCAGCATCGTTCGACACCGCACCGGCAGTCGCACCCGCGCCAATCATCTCCACAGTCGGATCACGCAGCGCCGCTATTGCCGTCTTCGCTGCCTCCAGAAACACAGGCCACTTTGCCGGTGCAATTCCTTCCTCCATCGCAATCGCGCGAGCCACATGCTCCACCACACCCGACATAACTTGCTCCCGAGCAGCACCGCACACACCCCTATGGTGCCACACCTCACTCAGCGGAACGTCCGCCCCGCACTCCTGGCATCGGGCAGTGTGCTCGGTCATAGCTCCGTCGCTTTCACACGCTCGATCATCGAGCGGTGCCGCTTCTCCTCCATGACCGCAGCGCGCCCCCGCTGCGCGTCGTGGTACCTCACGCCAGCCTCACGCAAGATCTCGTCGAATATGGGACGAGGCAGCTTGTCCTTGGCAACATTCACAATCCAATTCGCAAACTCGTGCTTGCCTTGAGGCGTCCAGCGACCGCGCTTGCTGATTTCCCTCTGCACAAACTCAATCTGCTTACCGATACGCCGCTTCTCTCTCGGATCGTCAGCGCGGATATACGCTTCATTCAAAGCCTTAAACGCCCGCTGCAGATTGCGACGCTCCTGCATCGGCGTTACAGGCACATCCTTCACACCAGAAGTCTGTAGCGCAGCCTGCTTGTTTACCGGCGTCGTCCACACAATCCGGTCAGGGCGAGTGACAAGGCTCACGGCATCGCCGCCTGCATCGATCGCTCGCGACACGCCGCAGCCCGCGTGTAAAGCCCAGGGAACACATCCTGAAAGCCAAGGTCGTTGTAGTAAGCCACCCGCGCCCCATACACCCGATCGATGTACGCCTCGTCCGCATTGATAGCCGCTATGGTGATGTCGCCAATGATCCCATCGAGCGGTTGCACATCGAGGATCTTCTGTATCTCCAACGCCGCTCCGCCACTCGTCCAGCACCAGTCCACCGTGCTGATGTCCGCACCGAGCCGCACGTCCAACATCCCCAGCCGCTCCCAGTAATACGACCAGGCCAGCATCTGCATGTCGTCCTGCGACGACGCTACGAACGCAGCAAAGCTCGCATCAGCATACCCGCACCACCGCCGCGCATCCTGCCAAGTGGGAAACGTAAAGCCCCACCGAGTCGGTGGATCGTTCGGCGAGCCAGTGTCGTCCGCCTGACCGTCATTTTCTGGTCGCATGTTAAACGCCCACCACGCATTGAAGCCGTGGCTGTATGGCTGCGGCGCGGATCTCATCGCGCCAACATCGCCCCCGAATGCCCATAGTCCGTCTGCTTACGCCGCGTCTGCTTACGCCGCGTCAGCCAACGCGCATTCGCCTTGCGCCACCGCTTCGCGCGCTCGCGATTGCACTCGCGACAGCACGCAATGGGATGGCCAGCACCGCTATTCCATAGCGCGACGTTATCGGCGGACAGTTCGTGGCCGCGCTGGCAATGCCGCGTCACCGCACCAGCCTCGCAATTCGCCCCACAGCCGCGTCAGAACCGCTAGGCACACGCCCCGCCCTCTCTACCGCCGTGCTCAGCCCGGATCGCTGTGCCGGCGTGGTGCGACCGGCAATCAGGTGATCGCACACACGGTCAACGTGGCGCTGCACTTCCACATCGGTCGGTGTCTGCTCCACGGTCTCAGAATGCGGCGAATCGGACATCGACGCTGGCTCATGCGCCGCAGACCCATCATCAACCAAGCCATAGTAGCGCTTGACCGCCTCGAACGCCTGCGACCGCAGCTCCGGCCGGGCCTGCATCTCGGCACGCTCAAGCATCTCGATCCATCTACTCATCCGCGAACCTCCAGCCATTGATCTGCCGCGATGCGCGGTAATGCGCGGAGTTCGGCGACATGCCGTAAGCACGAGCCGCAGCACGCACCGATGCGAACACGCCGCGATGTGTGTGAACCGGGCACGCCGTTTTCGCCCGCGCCGGCCAGCCATGCCGCGCCCGCAGCTTGCAAAGCGCCGTCCGCGTCGTGCCATGCGCCGCGGCAATCTCCTCGACGGTCAGTGCCGGGTCATTCCACTCACGGCGAATCTCAACAATCCTCGCGTAGCTGTAGCTCATGGCTCGCTCACATCCGGCGTTAGTTGTTCGCCTTCTGTGTTCCGTCCGATCCGTTGCTCAATCGCCTGCCGTGCACGATGCCGCTCAATGTAAGCCGCCATCGCCCGCAACAGCGCCGGATCATCATTGGCGCGGCCAATAGTCGTATTGCATCGAGGGCAGAGCAGACCCCTTACCTGGCCAGTCTCGTGGTCATGATCGATATGGCGAATGCAGAAATCAAAGTCTTCATCGCAGATCGCGCAATGGTTCTGCTGTCTCTCGACCAGCCTCGCGAATGTCGCTGGGTCCAGGCCATAGGTCTTGATACGATGCTTAGCCGCGAACTCCTCGCGACGGTTCGCATAGTCCGCCCTCCTCGCGACCGCGCGGCACTCGATGCACTGCGAGTGTAATCCGTCCTTGTTGCCCTGGCAGCGCACAAACCACGATGGGTGCAACAGCCGCTTGCACGACGAGCAGCCACGCGGCGTATCAGGAAACAACGTCAGCTTGGAGCGAGACTGCTTCACGCGTTATCCTCGCGAACTTCGCCAGTTATCAGATGCAACTCAGGGTTACGGGCGATAATTTGCGTTTGCGGACGTGATAACACCCACGACGCACTAACAGCTGATCCCAGCACCAGCGCCCAGCTAACGGACACTGATTGCTGCTGTATATGCGATTGTGTGTATTCTGCCATCAATGCACCGCCGGGCGATCAGGCCGCGTCGCCAGCGCGTGCGTGGTCATCTCCAGCAGCACCGCCTGAAACATCTGCTCATTCGGCGAGCCGGCTGCAAGCTCCGCGATCAGCATCGAGAACGCCACCATGATCACGCCTACCGGCTGGTCACGCACCACGTCCGCAAACCGCTCGAGCACACGCCCAACCTCGTCACCGTCGAGGTGGAGTACGATGGCCTGGGTGACAGCGCGAGCATCCTCCTGCAGTTCGGTCGCCCGCTCCATCACCTCTGCGTCGGTCACTGCCGCTCCTCTGGCAGCCCCAGCGCGTGCTCGTCCTCGACAAACACCGGAGCATTGAACACCGTGCTCAGCGCGCCACGCACCGCAGCTACCGCCAGATCGTGGGCTTTGTCAGGCGCATCGAGCGGTTGCCATTCATGGCCACAGCTGCACTTGCGCGCGGCGCAGACAAATGCCGCCACCGCGTCCTCAAAAGCCGCACGGTCCACTTTGACAATCATAACCCCATCGCCTTTGCCAGCAGTTTGGCCATCGCTTCCCGCTCCTCGGCGCTCAGCGCCGACAGATCAATCTTGCCGCCCTGCTCATTGCTGTGATCGCGCGGCTTGCCAATGCCACGGTCGAGCACTTCCTTGATTGCCACAATGGCAACGCGCGTATCGGTGTCGTGCATCAGCGCGATCAGTTGCTTCGCGCCCTCAATCGAATGGTCAGCGCAGAGTCGCCTGACTGCGTGATATTCGCCGAGCTTGCCTGTGGGATTGCCTGATTGGCCCTTTTGCCACGGGTGAATGCGCCCGTAGCCATGGCTTGGCACATGAGCCGGAGGCAGCACAGTAGCCGTTCCACTAGTCGCACTGTCTGACATGCGCAGCGCAGTAACACGACAGCATCGATCAAATAAAGTTTACTGATTGTTAACACATTAGTCTTGCTGATAATTGTTTGACACACATTCTTGTCAAGCAATATATCCCGCAACATGCTCAATAAAGCTGAAATCCTTACTCTCGCGAGACCACTCGGCGAGCGCAAAATCGGAGTCTACTTCCTGATCAAGAACGGCGAGGTTATGTACGTTGGCCAATCGACGCACGTCGAAGCCCGCGTGCTCAAAACACGCGAAAAGTCGTGGCACAATCACGACTATGACGCTTGGGCTTGGCTGCCCTGCTCCAAAGCAGAACTGGACGCAACAGAACGCCGCTACATTACCGCGCTGGACCCTCCGTGGAACGTAGATTCACTCACCAGAAGCGGACGCGGCCTGCCAGGCTTTGCCGCGGGCACGGTAAAGAACGGCGTGGCAGTGAATACGCCCGAAGGGACTTTTGCCTCCCTTTCGGAGGCAGCGAGGCACTTTGGGATTAGTCGCCAAGCCGCTTGGTCAAATGCCTCCAAGAACCACGCTGGGTGGAGCCTCTTGGGTAAGGCCGCTCGTGAGAAGCGCGCGAGGGGACGACCCAGGAAGGAATCAGCCTGATCGCACCATCCCACCGCCGGCTGTCCTGCTGCTGCGGGCGTGCCTCGAGGTGCGCGGGCTGGTCCATTGGTTGCAAAACCGCACCAGATACCCACCCCCGACAACCAGACACCCAACCAGACATAAATCGAGCCGGACACACTTGCCCAGACACTCGGGATATATCGAAGATATATATCCCCGAATGTCTGGGCAAATGTCTGGGTGTCGCGTCGGGTGTCTGTCTGGGCATGTCTGGGTAAATGTCTGGGCAAATGTCTGGGGTCATGCACCCTGCTCTCGATAGATGATCCAAACACGACTGTTAGCCATTCCGACAATCTGATCATTAACCAGCGCAACCGAAGCACGACGAAAAGCCTGTCGTTTCGCCTCATGCGTGTCTCCAGGAGTGCGTTCATAAAAGCGCTCGCGCCACCAATCCTCGGGGACGGACGGCACGCCGGAAGGGGTGCCAGGATGCCCCGACTGCCCCTGCGAGCCGCACAAATCGACTAACACCTCGTAAGCGCGTTGTGCGTGGCCAGTAAGCTTGCGGCGCGCCTGTGCAGCTGCCGGTATGCTGCCGCTCTGTTCCGTCACGACGCACGAGGTCACGGCCTTGCCGCGGCGATTGGTTCCCAGATCCACCACCTCGAGGTGGAAAGGAAACTCGCCGGAGCATTCCAGCTCGCGTTGCTTGACCACCGTGGCCATGCGAAACGCGCCGTCAGCGATCACCTCAATTTCCGTATCGGTAGCAGCGCGCAGCAGCGAGTGACCGCGCGCACCCTTGGCGGCATCCTTGCCGGAGTGGTGCACGTAGACGACTGCCGCACCGGTCGCCTGGCGCACCCGATCGGTATTCATGACCAGCGCGCCCATGTCGTCGGGCGCGTTTTCGTTGCCGCCGGCCATGGCGCGCGAGAGGGTGTCGATCACTACCAGCTTGACGGGACAGCCCATCATGGTCGCCGCGTCGAGAATGGAGGCAATCAGCCGGTCGGTGTCGGCTTTGGGGTCCAGCATATTGATGGCGCTGGGCACGATGGCGAACGGGAGGCGATGGCCCTCGAGGCCGTGGTGCTTGCGGAACGCAGCGACGCGGTTGCTGATGCCGTGGCTGCCTTCAAGGGCGCAGTAGATCACTCCGCCGCCGTCAATCTCTCTGCCGCGCCAGGTTTTGCCCATGGCGATATGCAGCGCGAGGTCGGTCATGAAGAATGTTTTGCCGCAGTTGGACTCGCCGTAGACGACCGCCATGCTGGCGCGGATGAGCAAGTCCTCGACAAAGTCGGCGGCGTCTAAGTTCGGCTGGATATCCTCGAAGTAGACCAGCTCGAATAGGCTGGTGTCGAACTCCCGCGGCTCCTCCGGCTCTGGGGGCGGTGGCGCAGCGTGGCCGTTGGCGCGCGGTGGCTCGCGGTCTTCCAGCTCGATCGGTCGGTTGCGACCGTGCGCCAAACCCCAAGCGATTGTATGCCCGGCGTTCTTCCAGTCCTTGACCGTGCGCGGCAGTGCCGCCAGCAGCAGGTCCGTGGCTTCCTTTTCCGACAGCCCAGCTGCGGCCTGGATACCGCCGAGCGAGAGGGCGGCATTGCGGAGCGCGTAATGCTTGGCGCCCTCTCCTGCGCCAGCTACGCGCCCGCAAACTGACCGTATGAAGCCATCGAGCCGCCGCGAACTGACCGGCGCACGATGGTAGCCATTCAGCTTCGGCTCTGGCGGTGCTGTCAGCACCAGATCAAGCAGCCAATCAGGCCACTCCGCAATGTCGGCTTCGTTCAGTACCGAGTAGCCGGCGCTGGGCGGCATAATGACGTAGCCACCATCGCCGCGCAGATCGATGCCGGGCGCTATCTTGCTGGCGGTATTGCGGACGCCTGGCGCGTGGCGGAACAGGTAGTGCGTCCCCGGCATGACGCGCTGATCGGCATCGCCGGGCTTCGGTAGCCCTGGCGTGCGGTGGATGCGGGTCTCCGGCAGGCGGTAAAAGTTGGCCTGCTCCCACAGATCGCCGTGGTGTCGGGGATCAACGTCGAGAACGTCAAAGCCGGTGATGGCGCCGGTCGGGCAGCCGACAAGATCGCCAGCCCTGCCGAACATGGCGCGGACTTGATCGCTGTCGGTGGTGGCGTCGTGAAAGCCGCGACCTTGGAGGGCAGGCCGCTTGCTACGACCACAGGGAAATACCGGGAAGCCTTGGGCGGCAAGCAGCAGTGCGGCTTCCAGCGCCCCGGACATGGTGCGTCAGATCTTCGCAACCGCGGCGATAGCCGCATACATGCGCTCATCTTCCGCCTGCTCGCGCGCCCGGCGCTCCTCAACTTGGCTCGCTTCGTGATTGGTGTACTGCTCAACGTGAGCGAAGCCCTTTTCGCCTACCCGATCGCGCGTCCCGAACTCCTTCAACCACGCCCACGCAATGCCGCACTCACACACCGCATCGCGCGAGAGGGTGAACGTATGGCCCGCTACGGTTTCAGATTGCTGCGTCACGCAGACCGCTCCGCCGCCGCCAACACTGCATGCACCAAGCCCGCGTTGGCGTTTGCTGCACTAACAAGAATAGCTCATAAATTCCCTCGTCACCTGGGGCGATGCACACCAGGTCATCGGAGCCGCAATCGTCGCATCGGAGGTCAGCAATCTGCATCGGCGCCCAGCCAGAAATAGCCAGGGTCATCGCAGGTTCGCTTGATCAGCACCTCTACGTAAGTCCAGTCGTGGATTAAAATCGGCAGCCACCTATCGCCAGGGTCAAGGCTGCCATCGCTTGTCCCTAAGTGATGAACTTCATCAGTGCCAACTCGGCGAAGCTGGATCTCAACCGTTTTCACTGATCGCCTCCAATTCGCTGGCCCAGACGGTGTAGCGTGTGCGCCACGATCCAAGATCGCATTCGATGTCTATCGATGCGTTTTCAACGCCGCCGCACTCGTAGGTTTCGAGCACCTTGCAGACGTGGCCGGTGGGAACCGCACCAAGAGATACGCGCAGGCGAACTTGGGAACCTGGGGTCATAGCGGTTTCATCGCTCCAAACACGCGCTTGATCTGCGCGGGGGATGGTCTGCGCCGCGGCTTCGGCCGCAGCACCACGACTTCGGCCGGCGGCGGCTCCGCGGCTTGTTTCGCTGCCTCTTTCACTTCCTGCTCGCGGATATCGGCTGCCACGCGCTCGTCAGCCAGCTGTGCGAGCGTGCGCCAGTTGCCTCTGAGCGGCACGCCGAAACGCTCGCATGCCTCGCCATACGCCTTGACGCTGTCGGCGACAGTGGAGCGATGGCCCAGCATGTTGAGCTTGCCCAGGACATAGTCTTGGGCGCTGCCTGCAACGACATGCTTGCCTACGTCCTTCAGCTCGCAGCGGAATGTAATGCCGTCGTTGAGGCACAGTTCTGTGTCGGGCCAGCCGGCACGTATGCCGCGCTCCGCTTCGTGGATATGTTCGTATTCAGAGCGTGCACGGCCGCGGTCGTGGCAGGCGAACATGTGCGGCACGCGCACAGCTTCACCGACAAAGCGAAGGATCTGCCGCTGAAGCGCGTGCTCACGCTGAATGCGCACGCCACACCAGCCAGGCAGCGAGCGCCAACACCGCGATGAGCACGACAATCATGGCAATGGCGTCGCCATCGCCTGGCTTCACGGCCGCCGCCACATCGTTAGCAAGAATGACACGCCGTCGAACGTCTCTTGCATAAGGAAAACGATTCCGAGAGCCACGAGCAGCGCGAGGAACGCCATCAGCGTCCGCGAATGCTCGAGCCGATCGGCGATGACGCGGGCTGAATGCGCGGTCATGCGGCAAGCCTTTTCAACGCAGCGGATGGAGAAGGACTGCTGCCCCATTGCATCTCCTCTTGTTCGATTTCATTGGCGATCACGCGCAGCTCTGCTGCTTTGCATTCCAGCTGCTCTGCATGTGCACGCAGAGCGCGAGCTACACCCTTGCGGATTGTGTACCGCTCGCCCGGCCCGACACCGTCCCGACCATGCTCGCGGAAGAACAAACCGCGAATGCGTCGCGCCGAGATGCCGGAGATGTGCTGCGCCAGCAAAGTCAGCGCGTTCAGTGTCTTATGGCCACCGCTTCGGTATGCGGCTACGCCTAGACGAACAGCCTCTATAGCTATTTCGTCATCATTTGGGAGCGATTTATTCCCACACGCCACCGTCATTCTCCATCACGATAAAAAAGTCGAAGGCGGGAGGTGATTGAGACAATGCGCAGATTTGAGAGAGACAACGTCCAGCGGGCGTGGCTCTGGCACGAGGATCGCCCGCCGGAGCGTGAGGAAGTGGAGGAGCCGGAAGTCTTGGTGAATTGGCCGGCGTGGCTGATTGAACTGCTGCGACTGGAAGGACTGATCTGATGCGTTCCGCCCAAAAGGGTGCCCGGCGGCAAGGGTTCGGGAAGCCGCCGGGCGAGTCTTGGGAGGAAGTCACCATGCGTCGGTGGAAAGCACCGCTCCGACGCCAGCGGATCGGGCCACGATCGCGGATTTCCCGATCGCGTCGTGGCCGATTTCATGCCTGCACCATCTGCTGCAGCTCGCGACGCTCGCGGGAGCGGCCGGGCCGGCGATGGGTAAGGAAGGCACGCACCTTGGCTTGCAGCTCGATTAGCTGCGCATTGAAAGGGTCTTCGGTGCCGTGCCTCAGATAGTGTTCGCTACAGCCCAGCCATTCCGCCAGCCGCGCCATGTGCGCGTCGTTCGGCATGCGGTGGCCGGCTTCCCACAGCCAGACCGTGAGACGGGACACCTCGACCTGGCGCGCGATCTCGTCGCCCGACCACGCCTCGCGCCATTCTCTCTGCTTCGCAGAGCGCAGCCGACGCAGGCGGGCGCCAATCGGCTCGTCCGTCCCCGCCCGCAGGTACTTTTCAGTGCAGCCCAGCAGCCGCGCAAGCCGCGGAATGTACTTGTCGGCGATCTTGTACTGGCCGCTTTCCCAGGAGTGCAGCGTGCTGCGGACGATGCCCATGTTGCGGGAGAAAGCCGGACCGCCCCATTCGTTGGAGCCGGCCTTGCGCGCCAGGCGCAGCCGCTTCAGCCGCGCGCCAAACGTCTCGTCACTCATACGATCGGCGCCCAGCGAAGCGAAGCCGGTAAACTGTGCGGGAGACCGCCAGTCACAAACGGCTGAGTCGCGTGTCGGTCTCTTGTGCTAACAAGATGTAATAGCGTGGTGATAAGTCGTGTGACGGAACGATGAGGACGCAAAAGCACACACTTGGCACTCATGGGCGAACCTCATTGCTGCGGTGGAACTGGTTTTGTGGTGTGCGGCGGCATCAGGCGGCCTTTCCGCTGCCGCGCGGTGGGTAAGTGATCCGCGCAAGCTCGGCCGCCGGAATGTCGAACTCGTCCGCGATTTGAGCGATGCGAGCGCCGGGCACCATGCCGTCTCGACGCCAGTCCAGCACCGTAGTGCGGGCTACCCCTAGGCGTTTGGCCAACTCGACTGCCCCGCCCGCCCTCTCGATGATGCCTTCTACGTCCATGCCGACATTGTCGCCTATGCCGACAATTGTCGTCAATGCCAAATAATACGGCGGAGCCGACACCCGTTGAAATTGCCCATGCGAAAATGTGGCTAATGGACAATATCAGGGTACGGATCGGCGTGCGGCTGGCCCAGCTACGCGAGAACGCGGGCGAGACGCAGGAACAGACAGCCGCTGCTACTGGCTACAGCCGCTCGACCATTGCAAACATTGAAGCCGGCACGCAGCAGATCGGATTACAAGCGGCGCTGGCTCTAGCTGATCATTTCCGCGTTCCGATGGACTATTTACTGTGTCGTGTTGTTCCGCCGGGCGGACCACTGGTCGGTAAGTTCTTGGAAGACCGCGACGTACTTGCCCTCGTTGGGTTTTGGGAAAGCCTCAACGATAGCGATCGTCAGGCCGTCGTCCGACTCCTGCGCATCCCCGGTCTCCCCTAACACCAGAGAGGTAGAAATATCTGTCGGCTGAGCCGACAAATTTGATTGCGCTTGCTTGCGATTGTCGGCTATAGCGACATTCATCAGGACGATGGTAGTCGCGGCGACAACCGAAAGGGCGTGAGGATGAGGGAAGATCATTCTTGGACGGCACCTTCTGCTCGTGAAGACGCACCATCCCGGCGCGCGTCTTACCGGACAGTAGTCCGTCACGAACCTATCACGCCACCCTCACCACAACCTAATTTACCCGAACGCAAGTTTGTTGCGTGCCCCCGCGGCTGCGGTGCGGAAATCGAAGAAGGCATTGATTGTCGTCAAGCGGCGTTCGGTTGTCCGAACGATCCTGACCTTCAGCTGTTCGCGCCCTTCATGTCGCCCTACCGACGGTACGACCTGACGAACTGGTTCGACCGGGACAGCATTCGCGGCAACGTCGAAAGCGCGCTGCGCAAGGCGTCCGACTACTACGCGCTGCATCTGCGCTTGGTGGCTCGCGGTGTGCCGTTACCCGGCAGTGATGCCACCGCGGCGCTGGATAACCTGCGCCGCATCCGAAACATCCGTGATCGGCTCGATGCGCTTGACCAAGCCGCATTGCCCGAGAAGCGCGGTGCCCGCTGAACCAAACCAACAGGAGGAAACAATGAGCGCTGAAGTGTTGGCTTACGAACTGCTGACCGCCCGCGAGCAGCTGAAGGGGCTGAAAACCTGCGCCTCGCTGCTCAGCAGTCACTTCCAGGCTGCGATGCAGGAGATCGACCTGATGATTGAGGAGGTCAACGCGCGGCTCGAGGAGCCGCACGTGGTCAGCGTCCACCAGACCTACATCCGGTGGCCTGCATGACGCGCGCACCGATCAAACCGCTGCTGGCGGAGATCATGGCCGAAGTCTGCCGTCAGGAAGCTGCCGGCCAAGCAGTCACGACAGGGGATGCGCTCGATGACATCGCAGAAACGGTTATCGATCTGGGCTGGGAGGCGGAGTCAGCCGAGCCAGATCACATCGCCCACCGGCGCAGAGGCGGCGTCAAAATGGCTGTCCTGGCCCTCCGCCTTCTTCGCGACGGATGCGGAGGAGGCCATGCCTGACTTCTTCGGCCTCGAATGCTTCCGCGGTGGCAAGTCGCTCAGCGAGCAGCTGACCCACCTGCGCGACTGCCTGACCCAGCTGATCGATAGCGGCTGCCGCAACGGCGATCACCTGCGCTGCGAACTGATGAATTTCGAGATTGCCATGGTCGCGCCGATCACCCAGGCGCGCCGGCTCGAGGAGCAGCTGGAAGCGCTGAAACCCCGCATGCCGAAGTGGATGCGGTTCAACACGAGAGGAGGAGTTTGATGCCCGACATTGCCTTTGCGCCTTCGCTGAATCCGGCCGGTAGCCCCAACCAGCCGTTCAGTGAGTTCCAGGTGGTGAACCTTCCGCTGAGCCAGCCCGCACAGCCAGCCTTCATGAACTGGCCGACACCTGCGCCATTTGCTCCATCGAGCAGTGGCGCGGCGGGCGCGAATGCGTTTCTGGGGGTCAGTCCAGACCTGCAATATATCATACCGCCCACGGCGGGCGTCGGCGCTGGTGTGCTGACGATGGTGGGAACGGGCAGCCCGATCACCGGCCTGCTTGCCGGGTTCGCTGCCGCGCAGTCAGTCGCCGCCCTGCAGCAGTACTACAATGCACCTGACCCCAACAGCTATGGGGATCTGTTCGGCGGCAGCCAGTAAGCAACAGGAGGGACGCCATGACGCCAGCGCAGCTAAAGTACCTGCAGGAGATCCACATGCGGGCGCTGCCTGGCGCCCCTCTCCCTGAGAGCGGCGAGGCGATCGTTGATGATCTGCTGCGCGCGACGCTGCGTGCCAGAGGCACGCTGAACGAAAACACATTGGTGCACGCCAGCTTCGCGGCCCTCGACATCATCGGTCAGCGCCGCCGCGAACTGCCCGGTCTGATCGCTACGGCGATCTACACGCGGGATGGGCGGGCGCATGTGCACCTGGAGGAACGCAAGAATGCCTGATGGATTGCAAACCAAACCCAAGCGAAGGCCGAAGCTGCTGGCCACTGCGCCGGAGCTGATCAAAGCCCGCAAACCGAAGATCCTAGCCTATGGCGCGTCTGGCGTCGGCAAAACCTCATTCGCCATAGATTTTCCCGATGTCTACTTCATCGACGTGGAGGGGGGCGCCACGCAGCCCGAATACCGGGAGAGGCTGAAGGCTGCCAACGGCATGTATCTCGGTCCTGACGATGGCGCTGCTTCATTCCAAGTGGTGATGGAGCAGGTACAAGCACTGGCCACGCAGGAGCACGATCGGCGCACACTGGTTATCGACTCTATGACCAAGCTGTTCGCCAACGAGATTGCGCGCGAGGCTGAGCGCCTGCACGACGAAGGCAAACGGAACGAGTTCGGCGCCGACAAGAAGCCGGCCGTCAACTACATGCGCCAGCTGGTCTCGTGGCTGACGCGCATGAACCTGAACGTCATCCTGATCTGCGGCGAGATCCCCGAGTGGGGGAAAGACAGCCAGGGCGAGCGGGCGCAGATCGGTAGCACGTTCGATTGCTGGCCGCGGCTCGAATATGAGCTGGACCTGGCAATTCAGGTGGTGAAGCTGGGCGATCGGCGCTTCGGCCGGGTGCGCAAGTCGCGCATCGCGGCGTTTCCGCACGCTGCCACCTTCGACTGGACCTACGACGAGTTCACCAAGCTGTACGGCCGTGACGTGGTCGAGGAAGCGTCATCGCCTGTCGCCTGCGCTACGCCGGAGCAGATCGAGGAGCTGAACCGGCTGCTCGAGGTGGTGAAGCTCGAGGAGGGCACCACGGACAAATGGCTGGCCGCGGCCAACGTCTCCACGTGGGACGAGATGGCGCAGGACAAGCTGGAAAAGTGCATCGAACATCTGAGGAGCAAGTTGCAATGAGGTTCAAGCCAGTAACCGCAGAAGACGCCGCGAAGCAGGAGTCCGGTCTCTGGGTCGATGGAGTTTACGATTACGAGGTGGTGGAGGCTGAGGAAAAGATCAGCAACAGCGGCAACGAGATGACCGAGCTGAAGGTTCGCGTCTTAGACCAGAGCGGCGATTACAAGATGCTCTACGAATACCTCGTAAACACGGAGAAAGCGCAGTTCAAAATTCGCCAGTTCGCTGCGTCGTGTGGCCTGCTCGACGCCTACGAGACTGGATCGCTGATGGAAGGCGAGATGATCGGTCGTACCGGGCAGTGCGAGGTGGGAACGCAAGCGGCTCAGGGGACGTACCCAGCGAAGAATAGGGTAACGCGCTGGATGCCGAAGGAGGGCAAGCCCGCCATGGCGTCGCGGCCGGCGAATGCGCGCGCTAAGTCGCCAGCTGGCAACATAGACGACGAGATTCCGTTCTGAGGAGGCAGCCATGATTGCGATTTTTTTCTTGGCTGGCTGCGTGGTCGGCTGGATGCTCGGCGTAGCCACCGTGGCGCTGATGTTCGCGGCGCGGATAGAGGATGATCGCTTTCTGCCGCCAGCGCCGTAACGAGATAGCCGGTGCGAGATCTTTCAACACTGCGACGCGGCGCAGGCGACATGGCCAACCTTGCTACTGGGTCAGGACCGGCAACCTGACGAAGATCCCTGCCCAGATGCACAAACCCAGTCTCGCAGCAAAGGTACAGGGGAAAGGTTGGCAACCGCGATCATGCCGAGGAGGAAGAGAGTGCTGAACGATCCGGTCAAGCGGGCGATCGCCGCCAAGCAGATCAACGAGGAGTCGAGGCTGGAGCGGGAGGACGGTGATAGCCTGTCGCGCTTCGACCGTGACGTGGCTGGGCCGGCGCGCGTGGATATCCGGCTACCGCTGAAAGATCCGCAACTGGTGATGCGGCATCTGGCGATGATCGAGGGCGTGGTGCACGACCTGCGGGTGGCGGCGGTCAAGCTGGACGGCCGTAGCCGGCTGTACCTGATCGGCAGCACGCTGCGGGTGCTGGGAAAGAAGCTGAGCAGCAAAAGGTGGACGCTGGACTAGATAACCTGTTAGAGTCAGTCTTATCCACAGGGCTGCAAATACTTGCGAAGTATCAGCCCTGTAATTGCTAACAGAGAGACCTACTATAGCTAGTACACTGTTAGTAATTGAACATACTATATCTTATGCGGCTTCACGATTCCGTGATAATTGAGACTCAATTTATGAACAAGATCATAGGTTTGTCAAACGCCTGAGATACGTGAGGTTCGTGCAACGGGTGTTCGATTCTAGATATAGGGGCGAAGGATTACATGTTCCGGCCCCACACTAACGGAATGATGGTGCAATGAGAGGTAGGCGTCCGGTCCCACTCGCAGACCGATTCTGGATCAAGGTCGGGGATCGGAGTGATCCCAAGGCGTGTTGGCTTTGGACGGGATCGGGGCACGGCTACGGCTATGGGGGTATCTCAGTAAACGGGTGCAGCCAGCCGAACATGGACGACATGCGCCAGAAATACCGCTCAGCCAATGGGCACATGCGCCAAGAGGACAGACGAGCGGCAGAACTATCCTGGGAAACTGTTTCGGGAGTGCGCTAACATGAAAATTGCTGGCGTTAACATCGATTGGCCGCTCTCCGCCTTCCAGGGTGTGAACTATGAGGGAGTTGGCTACTGGGTCGTCGGCATTCGAGCCGAGACAACCGGAGGCTGGGTGGCCCTGCTCAGGCCGCAGGCTATGGACGGCCCTGACATCGAGGTGGCAGTCACAACCGCGCTCAGCCGAACTCACAAGGGCTGGGCGACGTGCGAGGCTCGTGTCGAAAAATCCCCGCCCTAATTCCCCTCCCCGTTCCGCATGGCGTGACTACCGTTAACTGGCTGTTAACACTACCTTCCAGTTCATAAGAAGGAGGAAGCCGCCGTGGCCATCGGTTCCTACACGTTCCAGACCGTCACCGTGCCCGACGCATCGGATGGTACCTGGCTGGGCGGCATCAACAACGCCGGAGAGGTAGTCGGCTACGACAGCGGTTTCGGCGCGGATCACTACCCGCACGCCTTCACCTATGCGAACGGCGTGTTTTCACCGATCACGCTGGCGAGCCGCAACAATCAGGCGACTGGCAACGGGATCAATAACGGCGGCACGGTCGTAGGAGCGAACGGTACGCCCCCGATCGGCGTCGTGGGCTTCCTCCGGTCGCCCGATGGCTCGACGCAGCAAATCGTCAATCCGGCCGCTACCGTGCAGGACCAGACAAACGATATCGCCTACGGCATCAACGATGGCGGCACGGTGGTCGGCGCTGATTTTGTCGGCCAGCACGCCGGGTTCGTTTGGCAGAACGGGGCGATGTCGACCTTCCAGGTCCCTGGCGCTGGGGTTACCGAGGCGCACGGCATCAACAACGGCGGCACGATCGTCGGCACCGCGGACAACTACGGCTTCATCGAGATGGGCGGGCAGTTCGGGCTGCTGAACCTGGGCCAGATCACCGATCCGATGGACATAAACAACGGCGGCACGGTCGTCGGCAGCTACTACGACGGGCACTGGCACGGCTTCGTAGACGCTGCGGGACAGGTGACGACCGTGGATGCCCCTGGTGCGGCCGACACCTGGATCACAGGTGAGAACGACGCCGGCACGCTGGTCGGCTACTTCGATACGGCCACGAACGGCGTTGTGCAGGGCTTCATCGCCACAGATCCGCCCGCGGCGCCGTCGCCCGCAGCATCGCCGCCAGCAGACAGGTCGCCGCAGGTCGCCCCCACAGCAGAGCTTAGTGTCCTCGACACGACGACAGGCCAAGCGATGCCCGCGACGGCACAACCTTACAGTGGGCCGGTGGCTGGTTTGCAGGAGCAATACGTCAACATCACTTCTGACAACCTGAACATGAGCGTGAGCACGCCCAACTGGTTCATTCACTCAGGCAGCGGCACTGACGCGATTGCGGCAAACAGCGGCACGAACGTAATGGACGGCGGGACCGGCTCAAACTTCCTCACTGGCGGCAACGGCACGGATACCTTCTTTGTCGATGATCGCGCTGCCTCAGCCGACATTTGGAGCACGGTTGTCGGCTTTCATGCTGGCGACGCCGCCACGGTTTGGGGCGTCACGCCACAAGATTTTAGTTTGAACTGGGCTGATGGTCAGGGTGCGTCTGGTTTTACCGGACTGACGCTGCACGCCACCGCTGGCGGTCGCCCCACCGCGTCGCTAACGTTGGCCGGCTACAGCTCCGCTGACATTGGCGGGCGCCTAGCCGTGTCGTTCGGCAGCGTTGATGGCAACGCCTATATGTATATTCACGGAAACGCATAAGAGGTCGACCCCGCAGCATCCAACAGTCTCTTTGCTTCTTCCAGAAGCAGCGCGTCGCGCGCCACTCCAGCAACGAGCAATTGCTGGCAGATATATTCCTAGCGTCTGCCCCATGTTGTCGCCCAGATTGACAATGGCGTCTCGCAGGATCGTGTCTATCGGAAAGCTGATTTCGACGGTGGCCTGGGAGGTTGTCTGGGATTTGTCGGGCTGATCTTCAATCGGCAAGCGTCCGGTTCCATGACACCCATTGCAGCGCCACGGTGACCCATTCTGCCAGAACTGGCCGGTTCCATCGCATGACGGACATTCGACTGTGGTCTGGGATTCACTCGACATGATTTGCACTCCATGCAGCCAACAGGGCGCGATATGCTGCAACGTCACTGGTGTCAGCCGGCGTAGGTTCGTCGTGGTAGTGAAATCCGTTCTTCACTTTATACCATGCGGCCAGCATCTCAGGTGTTGGCTCCAGTGGGACTAGAGCATAGCCTGACGGAACACTCGTTGAGTTCATGGCTTTAGGTCCTGCAAAGTGTCGGCGAACTGGTCGATGACCTTCCACATTTCCTCATTGGATATTTCGTCCTTGAGGCCACGCAGGGTGTCGATGCATGTCTGGTAACCCGCGTTCCATGCCTCACGAACGGCTTCAAGGATCACTGGGTCAGCCGTCATATTATTCTGGGGCATTCTGCTTCTCCAACGTAGCAACCCCAGCGCTTAGAAGCTCGATGAGAGACCGTGCCTGATGCGGCAGAAGCGTGGCCACCTGATACCAATTACGCGGATCGCTCGGCTCAACGCCAGCTAGCAGGACATCGATCCAGACATGCTCCTCGCCCATCACGACGGCTAGGGTATTGCCCAAGCGGTCATCGACATAGCTTTCGCTGCCGACTGAGAGCGTGGTATCGGATTTGCTCATTCTGATCTCCAACGCTGCAAGGCGTGGCGAACGTCGAGTGCGCGAATAGCCACGATGCACAAATTGACCGCCACGTTGTGGGCTCTGTAATCGCCGTCGCCCGCTGGCTGTCTCTCGATCAGGCAGCGATCAATGGCGTCTGCCTTCCCGGCCTCATACCCTGCCTTGAACAAGGCATCGGCAGCCCAGCCGGTCACTGTCGTCTGGAATTCAGCCATTGTGATCTTCCACGCTTACAGGTTCCCCGTTCTCATTAACCCATTTGCCGCCGTGGCCGGCGCAGTTGTCGCATGACTCATCCCAGCCTTCCGGGTCATGGGCGACGCCGTGACACAACTCGCAGAGCTGCCAGCGGACTGTCGTTTTATTGGTGTCTGCTTGATCGCGCATCCGGCGTTCCTTTCGCTTGGTTTTCCAGCGCTCGGGCTAGCCGCTTCGCATAGCCGGCTGGCGTCATTCCTATTTGGCGAGCCGCTACCGGCTTCGGGAGGTGCTGGAGTGCTAGGACATCCGCGTCCTTGAACTTGGACTCCCGACCTCCCCAGCGCCCGCGTGCCCTGGCTGCCTTCAGGCCCTCCATGGTGCGCTCATAGGCCAGCGCCCGCTCGAAGTCGGCAAACACCGCCAGCATCCCGAACATGGCCCGCCCCATAGGGGTCCGCGTATCCAGCCCAGGCTGTGTGATTACCACGAGCTGGGCGCCACGCTCCTCAATCGCTTTCCACGTCTCAAAAAGGTCCATGACGTTGCGGGCGAGGCGATCCAGTTTCCAGACGTAAACGATGTCGCCCGCGCGCACGTCCTTCATCATGAAGTGGAACTGCTTACGCTTTGCGAGGCTGGCGCCGCTGGCCGTCTCCTCCCAGATATCTCGGGGATCGACACCGACCGCGATCAGAGCATCCCGCTGCATCCTCAAGTCCTGGTCGGACGTGGAGACGCGGGCATAGCCCATTTTGTGCGGTTCCTGCGGCTCAGAAGGGGCGGAAACCTTGGCTTTTGGCTTGCGTGGCACGCGGTTTACAAACCCTGAAACTTTCCTATTGACACCATATTCGTTCATGGCTACTTTGTCAATCAGGAAATAGAAACCAAACGCCGTTTGGTAGCAACGAAACCCCGGTAGAGGACGAGATGGCCAAGCCGATGCAAACAGAAGTCGAGCAGATCGCTGGAAAGCCCGCGCAATTCAAGGTGTTCTACCGCCGAAGCGGCAAGCTCTACTTCGACGCTATGTGGGCGCCGGGCACAGACGAGGCTGCTGCTAAGGTGTTGGCCTTCGCCAAAGAGCTTCGATGGAAGAAGGTCGAAATCGTGCGTGTCGAGCGCATCGACAGAGCAGCATAGTCAACCCCGATTGAGGAAACCCAGCCATGCTGATTGATCCAAATGCTAGATGTCCCAAATGTCGCGACCTGCTACGCTACACTGACACGCGCGGCTGGGTGTGCTGGCGCTGTGATCAG